CGGCTACGCCACCGTCTCCCGCGCTCCCGGGAGCGGGGGGCACGCGGCGGCCCGCGCCGGCATGTCGGCCGCCGAGGTGGCCGCCCACTACGACAACACGTGCACGGCCGCCGCCGAGCTGGCCGCAGGCGAGGACGACCACGGCATCTGGGTGGCCGGAAGGCTCCTGCCCGGTCTTGACGACGACACCGCCTACAAGGTACGGGGCGCCGCACTCTCCGGCGACTGGCGCCGCATCCGGGGGTCCATGGAGCTGGTGGCCGCACTGGCTGTCAACACGCCCGGGTTCCCGGTCCCCTGGCGGTCGCTGGTGGCCTCCGGTGAGCCGCAGGCGCTCGTGGCCGCCGGACTCCCCACGCCCGACCCACGCGTCCACGAGGCACGCGCAACGCAGAACCTCGGCGACCTGTTCGCCGCGCTGCAGCTCGTGGCCGCCGACCAGCTCGACGAACTCACCGTCGACTCCCCCACGTTCGCCGACCTGCAGCACGATCAGGAGGTGGACATGGTGCTGGCCCTCGACGCCGACCACCCATGGTTCGCCTGCGGGCTGGACGACGAACCAGCCCAGAAGCCGCCCGGCTGGGAAGGCTCGGTGGGCCCGTTCAGCGGTGGCTACGCCGAGCCGCACGTGTACGCGCGTGACGTCTACTCGGGGGCCGGGAACTGCGTGTGCGGCTCGGACGTCACGGACTGGGTTCACCTGCAGGCCGCGCCCGGCATCGACGTGCCCGAGCGGATGCGCGCCCAGGCCCTGGCTGGCAAGCGCAAGAACTGGGTGGAAAAGGCGGGCGGGCTCCCGAGCTACATCAAGCGCATCGCGAAGCACCTCCAGGAGAAGGGCATGGACCAGTCCCGGGCGATCGCCACGGCGGTGAACGCCGCCAAGAAGATGTGCGCCACCGGAGACCTGAACTTCCCGGGCTCCCAGCAGGTGAACCCCGGATCGAAGGCGGAAGCGTGCGCGGCCGTCGCCGACTGGGAGGCCAAGAAGGCCAAGAGTTGACCCTGGCATGATGAAGGCCGCCCGGTGCACCCCAACGACTGTCGGTCCGGGCGGCCTTGCTGGCGGTGCGGCTACCACCTCCTCCTCAACCCTGCGGCCACGCGCAACACGGCCGCGTCAATCAGCAGCCCGACGGCCGCGCCGTACAGGTAGCTGTCGTCGTTCACGATCGCGGACAACGCCAGCACGAGCATGGCGGCCACGAGCGCCTGCGGGCTCAACACCTGCGGGAGGTCCATGGCCTCCAGGCGCCGCCTCACGGTGTGGCCGTCTCGTCGGGCTCGGGCTCGGGCTCCTGGTCGGGCTCGGGCGCCTGCTTGCCAGTGATGTCCGTCTTGCTGTCCGACCAGTGCCCCAGCGGGCGCGTCCTGATCCACTCCTCCGGGTAGCCCACTCAGTCCTCCCCGATCGCCTGGGCCGTGTCCACGTCCAGTTCCTCGCGCAGGACGCCGGACGCGATAGCGCCCAGGATCTCCTCATCCGTCGGCTTGTCAGCCACGGTCACTCCCTCTCTTGCTGCCTGCGCAGCAACTCCGCTTCCCGTTCCCGCTGGATGCGCAGAGCTTCGGCTTCATCGCCTGCCCAGTCCCGGGAGTCTTCCTGGGACTGGGCAGGTTCCTGCTGGTCGGTCACCCCTGATCGCGCTGCTGGCGCTCCTGCTCTGCCTTCTGGCGCCGCGCCTCGTCCGCCTGCTCCGCAGCCACGCGCTTGGCCTCCAGTCGCGCCTGCGCCTCGGCGGTGACCCGCTCCCGGGTCTCCCTGTCTATGCGCTCCTGTTCAGCGATTTGCGCGGCCAACTGCCGGGCCTCGGGGGTCTTCCATTCTTCGGTCACAGTTCCTCCAGTTACTCGGTGATGGCGGTGTAGCCCTCGCCCTGCTTCGCCTGCCCCACGACCTCCGTCAGCAGGTGTTCCACGTCGCGCAGGGCGCTGTTGTAGCCCAGCTCGTGGTGCAGCTGGTTGCCGGAGCAGTTCGTACGCGCGGGCCGGATGGAGCGAATGGAGCGGACCAGGCGCTGCACGGCCGCGTGCTGCACCCAGATCACGTTCAGCGCCTGGTATCGGTTGGCACACGCAACGGTGTCGTCTCCGTTGGCGTACGTGGCATACCAGTGGCTGATCATTTGATCCGGGTTCCAGGTGATCAGGCCGACCTGGAGGGCGCCGTCGTAGACCTCGGCGACGCCGTGTCCGATCTCCTTCATCTGCAGTTTGGCCAGGACGGCGAGGGTGTTCGTCATGGTGTCGGTCCTTCCGGTGGGGTTGTTCCTGACAAGAGAAGAATACCCCAGGGGCGACGTGGGTGTCAACCCCTGGGTACCTCGAAACCTATGGGCGCTCGACGGAGTACCAGGACCAGCGCACGCCAGCCGAATCGGTAACCCCGCCGCCAGGGGTGTCAGTCCTGCGCGGCTGATGACCGGCTACCGCGCCCGCCAGCTCTGCCAGCTCCAGCGCGTGATCGCCACCGGCGCCGCTACTCGTCAGCCTGAGAAGCGCTCGCGCCTCGTTGCGCAGCAAATCGGCAGTACCCTGGATGGCCTCCAGCTCGGTATCGAAGGGGCCGGACGTCTTCGAGGTCATCGCGATGTCCTCCTCCCTCTTTGCGCCGGGGAAGTGTCGGCGGGCGTACCAGACTGTGGTCATGATGCGTGGTCCTTCCGGTTGGTCGTTCCTGCTGAGACATCAGATTACCCCCCGCTGACCGTGGGTGTCAACAGGGGGTAATCGGTTCAACTGATGGCGGCGTCCGCGCTGGCCGACACCCACGACGTGGACGCGTACACCTTCACCTGGTAGCCAGCCTCGGTGAGGACGGCGGCGGCCTTCGCATACGTCGCGTCGCTCGTGCCCTCGGGCATGAAGATGGACGACAGGAAACGGTCGTCCGAGGTACGGCTGGAGCGCACCGCCTTCATGGTGATGTTCTCGTCACGCAGGACGCGCTTGACTGCGGCGGTAGCTGACTGCGGGGTGCTGAAAGTCGGCATGGTCTCTGGTCCTTCCCGGTTCGGGTTGTTCCTGACACCGAGAACATTACCCACCCCTTGCGTGGGTGTCAACCACCGATCTACAGTAGGTCCATGACGACCCTACGGCGCACCATCCGCTGGGCGTGGCCGACCGACCAACGGCCCGTCGGCATCCCTCTGTGTGTCCGCTTCTGGCTGTCCCTGGGGCTCTACGGCTCCCTCGGGCTCGCCACGTGGGCGCACTGGTGGTGCGCCGTCCGACCGTGAGGTGACAGAAAGTGGACGACATCCCCCCGAGCCTGATCAGGACCTGCAAGGGCTGCCAGGCAGACGTGATCTTCGTGAAGGTCCCAGGCAAAGCCAAGAAGGACCCGCACGTCTGGACCATCCTCGACCCCATCCCCAGTGACGCCGCTGGCACCTACTACATCGAACTTGACCCCGGCAGCGACCGGCCCGCCCTGCGCGGTGGCCGCATCGAGCAGCGCGGGCGCCGACTCGGCATGCTCGCCGCTGGCGTCAAGCTCCACACCAACCACTACAAGACCTGCCCCAAGGCGGAGGAGTTCAAGCGCAAGCGCAAGAGCCTGCACTAGACTCGTCAGCGTCATGGGAGCCCCATCCCCTGCGCTCCGGCCCAGCTGGCAAGCGGCCCTCGCACACCTCCAGGTGCGGGGGCCGCTCCCGTGTGCACAGATGCAAGACCTGATGTGACACCCACGCTCACCGCCCGTTAGCCTCGCGCCAACGGAGAACAACGCGCCGCGCCGGCCCAGCCGCGCCGCAGCGCCCACCGGCCCAGCTGGTCACGCTCTCCGCACCCCAATCTGAGAGGACGAGAGCATGACCGCGAGGTTCGACGCGGACATTCTGGGCCGCCTCGGTGACGCGTCGCTGGACGAGATCAACGCCGCCCTGGCTTCGATCACCGCCGAGGGCGAAGCCCTGCGTGCCGAGTACGCGAGCAAGCCGCCCACCAACGAGAGCGTCACCCGCTATGGGGAACTGCTCGACGCCGTGAAGGCGCTGCAGGCGGAGAAGCAGGGGCGCGCTGCCCTCGCCGACAAGCAGGCCGCCCTGTTCGCCGAGATGGAAGGGCTGACCGCTCCCGAGCCCGCCGCAGCTCCCGAGCCCACAGAGCCCGCCGCACCGGCCACCGACCCCGAGGCAGCGCCAGCCGACCCTGCGTCCACCGAGGGCCTGGCCGACACGTCGGGCGACGACGAAGACCCACCAGCCGATCCGGCGCCCGAGGGCGACGACGACGGCACCACCGACGACAGCGGGGAGTCCGCCGTGACCGCATCCGCGCGCCGCCCCATCGGCGGCGTGAACAAGCCGCCCGCCGCGCCGACCCCGACGCTCCCCCGCGTCACCATGCGCACCACCGCCGTCGGTGGCGTCCAGGGCGTGGAGGCTGGCCAGCAACTCAGCCGTGAGCAGCTGGTGACCGCCTTCTCCAGCAAGGGGCAGGCCGTCTCGGGCCTGAACGTGCGCGGCTACGAGAAGTACGCCGTGGCCACCGTCCGCACCGAGTACCCCGAAGAACGCATGCTGCGCCGCAGCGTGTCCGCCTTCGCCAACATGGACCTGGTGGACAAGGCCAGCCGCCAGGCTCGCCGCACCCACGCGATCGACAACCTGGCCGCCGTCCAGGTGGCGCAGGGCCCGGACCCCGACGACGTCCTGACCGCCGCTGGCCTGTGTGCCCCGCTCGAAACCCTCTACGACATCGAGACCATCGGCGACGTGGACCGCCCGGTCCGTGACGCGCTGGTCCGGTTCGGCGCCGACCGTGGCGGCATCCAGTACCGGCCCGCCCTCGACGGCGTCACCCAGACTGGTGGCATCGGCGTGTGGACGGCCACGAACGACGAAGCGGACCCGCTGGTCCCGAAGACGTGCGTGGAAATCGACTGCCCCGGCGTGCTCACCGCCGAAGTGGACGCCGTCTACCAGTGCCTCACGTTCAGCAACATGTCCACCCGGTTCGACCCGGAGTGGATGGACTCCACGATCCAGGCCCAGAGCATCGCTCACGCCCGGTTTGCGGAGAACCGGCTGCTGACCCAGCTCACCACCGCGTCCAAGAACGTCTACAGTTCGAAGCTGCTGGGTGCCACGCGTGACGCGCTGCGCACCATGGACCAGATGGTGTCGTACTACCGCAGTGTCCACCGCCTGAACACCAACGCGCCGCTGCGACTCATCGCGCCGTCGTGGATGCGGGACCTCATGCGTGCGGACATCTGCATGCAGATGGTGGGCGACACGCTGGTTTCGCTGGAGGTCGCGGACTCCCAGCTGGCCCGCTGGTTCGCGGTCCGCAACGTGAACGTGACCTGGCACCTGGACGGCATCAACCCGCCGGACGTGGATCTGGCCACCGACATCGTCACCCCGTCGCAGGTGTACACCCTGCTGGCCACCAACAGCCCCGTGCCGAGCTGGCCGAACAACGGCGGGGCCAACATCATCAACCCGGTGGCGGTCGTGTCCACGGTCCTCTTCCGCGAGGGCGACTGGCTCTACCTCGACGGCGGCACACTGGACCTGGGCGTCGTGCGGGACTCCACCCTGAACGGACTGAACCGCTTCCAGACGTTCTCGGAGTCCTTCGAGACCACGGCGTTCCGAGGCATCGAGTCCATCCACCTGGTGATGCAGCTGCAGGCTACCGGCGAGTCCGCCGCGACGGCCGACACCACCCCGTGACCGGCGACCGGGCGCCCCACTCGTTCCGTGGACCTTGTCCACTCGGTTCGTGGGGCGCCCGGTTCTCCACCACCCTGGAGAGGAAGGAGTGACAGATGTTCGCTCCCGTCGAGCCGGTACCCGCCGAACGTCCCACGTTCGGCACCCTCGTGGCCGCCGCCATCACGCCGCAGGACAACGTCAGGTGGCAGGACGGCCTGGCATGGCGTCCGGAACGCTGCCCGCAGGCTCGGACGTTCGACCCGTGCGGGGGCGCCTTCGAGGACCCTCCGATCGGCGACGGCGACGACGGCATCGTCTACTATCGGCCGCCCGCGTTCCGCGTGGAAGACCGGTGCTCGACGCGTGCCGGTCGCTCGCCCGAGTACGCGGCCCGCGTGCGCAGGCAGGCCGAAGCGGTAACGTCGTTCATGGTTGCCCGGGAGCTGCAGAACGGCGACCTGTCCGCGCTCAACCCCTACAACACCCCCGAGGCAGCCGACCAGACCAACGCCTACCTGGCTATGGTCGGCGGCACCACGGTGGCTGGCACGTGGGACATCGCCGCCGGACTCGGCGCGCTGGAGCAGGAAGCCCGCCAGGTCTCCCTCGGCATGAACGTCTACATCCACATGCCGATCCGTCTCGCGGTCGCCCTCGACGCGCGCGGCGTACTGATCAGTGAGGGCGCGTTGCTGCGCACGCGGACCGGCGCCCGCGTGGTAGCCGACGCTGGCTACTCGGGGCGCGGCCCCGACGTGGCCGGAACGTCCGAGGTGCAGACCGTGACCATCACGGGAGCGCCGACCGGCGGCACGTTCACCCTCACGTTCAGCGGGCAGACCACCGCCGCCATCCCATTCAACGCCACCGCGCTGGCCCTGCAGACCGCGCTGAACAACCTGTCAAACCTCGACGGCGTCACGGTCGCTGGCGGCCCCGGCCCCGGCACCCCGTGGACGGTCACGTTCCCGGCCAGCATGGGCAACGTCGCGCAGATGACCGACGACCCCGCGCTACTCACCGGCGGGACGACGCCGGACGTCACCGTCACCACCACCACGCCCGGTGTCGCGCCGAGCGTGGCCGCAGGCCTGTGGATGTACGCCACCGGCCCGGTCGTGGTGCGCCTCGGCGAGGTCATCACGGACAGCCTGGTGGACCACACGGTGAACGAGGTCATCCACACGGCCGACCGCCTGTTCGCCGCGACGTTCGACCCCTGCAGCCTGCACTCCATCCAGGTCACCGACCCGGCGCCCACGCCGTAGAACGAGGAGGTAAGGAATGCCTTATGACGGTTCTGGGAGCCTCTTCGCTCTCGGTATGCGCATGACCAAGCTCGACGTCTTGGGCGCTCCGATCGTGGGGGCCACCAGCTCCTACAGGTCGGATGCCCTGGTCGCCGTGTCCATCGGCCTGGAGTACGAGGAGGGCACCGAGGTCATCCAGAAGTCGGGGTCCGGTCGGGTGTGCCTGACCTACAAGGCTCCGGACACGCTGAAGCGTGGCACCATCTCCGACTTCCAGGTCTGCACGCCGGACCCGAACGTGTTGGAATTCCTGATCGGCGGTGACGTGATCTCCACGGGCGCGGCCACCGCCGAGGTCCAGACGGTCACGATCACCGGCACGCCGACGGGCGGCACGTTCACCCTGACGTTCGACGGCGAGACCACCGGCCCGATCGACTTCGACGCCACCAACACCGAGATGGACACCGCCCTGGAGGCCCTGTCCAACATCGGGGTGGGCGAGGTCACCGTCACCGGCGGCCCCGGTCCGGGTACCGCGTTCACGGTCACGTTCTCCTCCAGCCTCGGCAACGTGCCCCAGATGACGGCGGATGGTTCCGGTCTCACCGGCGGCACGACGCCGACGGTGACGGTGACCACCACCACCGGCGGCAACAACCTCACCGACGTGGGCTACCGGGCGCCCGAGGTCGGCACCGAGGCCGTCCCGAACGGCGTGTCGCTGGAGTTCTGGACGGCCGCCATCGACGACGGCGCCTACGCATCCCAGCTGCCCTACTTCCACTGGGTGCTCCCCCGCTCGAAGATTCGGCCGTCGGACGCGTGGGCGCTCAACGGCGAAAACGCGCTCCTTCCCGGATTCGAGGGCTGGAGCGAACAGAACCAGAACTGGGGCTCGGGCCCCGCCGACGACTGGCCCTACGAGTCCGACCGGGTCTGGCAGTTCGCCCGCGTGGCCGCCATCCCCGACCTGACTCCAGGGTTTACGGCGGTCTCCTGACCCCTGGTGGTCCCAGGGAACAAGTGGGGGCGGGTCGCGCACACCTTGCCGTGCGGCCCGTCCCCACGCTCGTAAGGGAGATGGAATATGACCCTCGGCTACACGGTCGCCGTTCGCAACTCGCAGCTGGCCGCCCTCGCAGCCCGCTTCGACGCGGGAGCCGCAGGCGCCACGATCAAGGTGTACAGCGGCACCCGGCCCGCCACCGCAGACACCGCCGTCGGTGGCGGAAACACGCTGCTGCTCACGCTCACGCTGGCCACCAGTGCGTTCGGGGCACAGTCGAACGGGTCCATGAGCCTCGCCGGACTGCCCATCTCCGGCACCGGCGTGGCCGCTGGCACGGCGACGTGGTTCCGCGCCGCCGACAGCGACGGTGTCACCGTCACCGACGGCACATGCGGAGCCGAGGCAAGCAACGAGGACATCGAGCTATCCACGACCACCATCAGCGTGGGCCTGGAAGTCACGCTGACCGCAGGCACCATCACCCAGCCGTAAGGAGGGGACCGTGGCCGCACAGTTCGGTGTAGCAAGCGACCGCGTCAGCCGATCCGGCGCTGTCCCCGATCCGACCGCCGGATTCACTCTCGTGGCGTGGGCGCGCGTGGACACCGACACCGATGCCAGCGCCACTCTGGCCCGCGTGTGGACCGCTGGCCTCACCACCGTGGCCACGTTCGCCACCGGCACCGACGGCCTGACCGGGCCCAACTACTTCACCGGCGGCGGAAGCGTGTCGAGCGGCACGAACTTCGTGGTCGGCGAGTGGCGCCGCGTGGGCTTCGCCTGCCTCGGCACCGCCGGAACCGTGTACGCCGCCACTCCGCTGGGCGCCACCGAGGTGGACAACGGCACTGTGGCCGGAAACCCCACCCCGGCGGGGATCACGCTGGGCGGGCGCGACACCGCCGACAGCAGTGAGAACCTGGTTGGCACGCTGGCCTACGTCCGCGTCTTCCCCGGCAAGCTCACCCAGGCGGAGGCAGAGGCGGAATGGGACAGCCCCACCGCCGTGCTGGCAGCCTGGGCGGACTGGCCTCTGACCAGCGACCTGAACGACATCAGCGGCAACGGGCGGCACCTGTCCGCCGGGTCCACGCCGGTTGACTTTGTCGCCGGTCCTGACCTCCCGTCGGATCCGGCGACCGCCGAGCTGGTCGGCACGCTGCCCGTTGCGACCATGGAAGGCGCCGCGACCGCGACCGCCGAGGCCGACCTGTCGGGGTCGCTCCCGCTGGCCGGCATGTCCTTCGAGGCGGCTGGTTCCGCCGAGGCGGACCTGTCTGGGCTTCTGCCTCGCGCCGTTGCCCACTTCGAGATCGTGGAGGCGAACATGGCACCATCACCCGTTTCTGAAGTCCTCTGCAGCTCGTGGGCGACCGTGGAAGACCTCGACGAACAGGAGCACACGAGACTCACCGCGCTGGGGTTCACCGATAGCAAGATCAACGCGTATCTGCTCCGCGCATCCGAACTGCTGTGGGCCTTCTCCGGGCGCATATGGCTCGGTGGCGGCTGCGAAGAGGACGCGGTACTGCGTTCCTACCCGCCCGTCCCCGGGACCGGCGTCTGGCCGTACAGCCCCAGCTGGGGACGCTGCTCGTGCTGGACCTACGCGGTGTGGCTCGACGGTCGCCCCTACCCCACCCCGTTCACCGGGCGACACATCGTGGTGCCCGTCGCCATCAAGCTGCCCCGCAAGAGCATCACCGCCGTCACATCCGTGACCGTGGGCGGGGAGGCGTTCCTGGCGTGGGAGCTTCGCCCGGACGGCTGGCTGACCCGCACCGACGGCCAAGGCTGGGCGGTATGCGAGGCCGACACCGAGGTGACCTACCGATTCGGCGACCCCCCACCCGCTGGTGGGCGAGACGCCGCCATCGAGCTGGGCACCGAGATGCTCCTGGACCGTGCCAACAGCGACGATTGCCGACTGCCACCGAACACCGTGTCGGTCACCCGGCAGGGCCTGACCATGGAACTCATGTCCACGGACCGCCCCGAGTTCCGCACCGGGCTACCCCTGGTGGACATGTGGCTGGAAGCGGTCAATCCGCACCGACGCCCACAACCGGCACAGGTATGGTCACCTGATGTACCGCGCCTCATGAAGCAGGGAGCCACCCGTGAAGTCTGACCCGTTCGCGCCGTCCGACCACCCGCGCCACGCGAAGAACATCACCACCGCAGCGCTCCTCGGCGACGACGGCCCACAGCGAAACCGGTTCGCCGAGCTGCTGGAGCTGCACCTGACCCCGCACGAGCAGGACGCCAACGTGTCGCCCTCCGTCGAAGAGGTGGAACGGCGCCAGACGCTCGTGCAGGAGTTCCTGGAGCAACTGGACACCGAAGGCCCCGATGCCGAGCTTCCTACACTGGAGGACGAAACGGGGGCGCTCTACCAGTGGCACGAGGGCGACCGTCCCGACGGTGGCGACGGCGATCCGGACGGCCAGCCCGACGGCACCACATCGAGCGGCTGGCGCTTCGTCGGCGACCCCGGCCCGGCCATCCCGCCACGGAACGGCCCCGGCTCGGACACCGACACCTGGCGCGCTTTCGCCGCCCAGGTCACCACGACCTCGGCGTCCTGGGCCACCATGACGCGCGGTGAGATCATCGCCGCGCTGGAGGCCGCAGGCAAGATTCCGGCCGACCAGTGAGTGTCGCCGGTCAGGGCGTCGCCGTCCGCGCGCTCGCCATGGACATCCAGGCCGCCATTGAGTCGCACTGGGGCGGCACCGCCGAGCCCCTGCCCGAGCGCCGCTACGTGACGTTCGGCGACCCCGGCAGCGTGCCGTGGGACTGCGAGCAGCTGGTGGTCTCCCTCGCCGGTATCGGATTCGGTCCGGCGCAGGACTCCGCGCCGCCGGTCACGCCGCGTGGCGGCACCCCGGCGTCCATCCTGTCTGTGCGCCACGCGGTGTTCAACGTGGCCCTGGTGCGCTGCATCCCCACCCCGACTGGTCGCAGCGCCACGCCGCCCGACCTGGCCGCTCTGCAGGCCGCCGGGGAGCGGTTTATGACGGACGCTGGCATGCTGTCCCAGGCGCTGGTGCGCTGGGCGGCCCGCACCTACAAGAACCTGCCGAACGACGGCGCGGCCTCGGTGCAGCTCGGGGTGATCGAGCCGGGCGAGGCGTCCGGCGGCTTCGTCGGACTCTCCGGTGTGGCCATCGTCACCTGCGCGGCGCTGGAGTAGGCCATGGCCGGATTCCACTGGGTGACAGGTCGGGTGCGTCTCCTTCCCGGGGAGCCGCAGGCGTTCGCGAACGACCCGCACGAGGGCGTGGTCTACGACCTGCGCTATCGGGCCTTCCTGATCTCTGGCCTGGCGAAGGCGCGTGTGCAGGTGGACACCGGCTTCACGCTGACCACGATCCGTGACGAGATTAATCGGAACGTGCGCCGCTACCCGTACGCGGACGTGATCGCTGGCAAGTCCGGCGCGCGACGTCCGGGTGGTGGCCCGCGCACGGTGCCCGAGATCCTGGACAGAGGTTCGCGTCCGCACGTGATCAGGGCACGGCGACGCAAGGCGCTACGCTTCGTAGTCAACGGCAGGGTTGTGTTTCGCCGGTCGGTCATGCACCCCGGCACCCGTGGTAGTGGGTTCCTAACCAAGAGCCTCTACGACGGTGGCAGCATCTAACGAAGGGACCACCATGGCAGTCGAGGTCATCCGCAGCAAGACCCGCAAGAAGGGCCCACTCCGCAAGCGCTGGGAGTTCGCCCTGGAGTTCTATCGAGGCGACGCCGAAGAGCAGCACCAGTTCCTGGCCTATCCGGCCATGGACGCAGGCGGACTCAACCACACGCTGTCGGCCGCCCGCCACCCCGAACGCGCCATCGAAGGCATGGTGCGCTCCATCCGGAAGATGCTGGCCGACGACGACGGCACGCCTCTGGGCTGGCGCCCCACCCGGTACGTCGAGCCCCAGCCGGACGCGACCGACGACGCCCCGGTAACCGACGCCGACTCTGCCCGGCAGTTCCGCGCGGAGAACAGACTGCCGTGGGTAGACGGCCCCGAGCCCACCGACCTGGACGCCGAGGACGCGGGCGAGCGCGCCTACCAGGAGCGCCACGGCGCCGAGCCCACCGGCGACGCGCCCGACGCGGACGACGTCGAGGACGCCGACCTGGAGGACCCGGACCTGCTCTTCCTCGACCCCGACGGCAAGCCGATCACCGGCGAGCAGGCCGCGCAGGCGATGCGCTTCGAGAACGGGTCATCGCGCCGCCGGTTCGCCTTCCTGATGGACGAGGACGAGGAGCTGACCCTGGAGCTGGACCAGCTCCAGGCCGTGTTCAAGAAGCTGCTTGCGCAGGTATCCGACCGCCCTACTCGTCGGTAGTCCTGGTCCACGGGATTACCGACGACCCCATTGCAGGTCCCTACGTCCGAGGTCGGCTGGCTCTTGCGGACATCGATGCGACAACCCCGGCAGGGATGTGGCTGGATGCCGTTTACGCGGCGTATGCAGACGCGCCGCACGGCGTACTGGAGAAGCTGGCCAAGCAGATCGTGATCAAGGAAGCCATGATCGACCCAGAGGGCGCACGCGAGACCTGGGGCAGGCGACCAGAGCACATCGCCATGGCTGGCAACTTCGGCCGTGGCGCCGGAATGGAGGCAGGCAACACCGCAGCCATGCCGCCCGGCCAGCAAACAGGCACGCCCCGGCGGCCACCGATACCGCAGAGGACCCGAACGCCCATGGCGGGCGCCCCAGTTCACGGCACGCGGCCCAGGCCGCAGTAGACGCAGGGAGGTGACCAGATGGCCCGGATCATCGCCGAGGCTGGCGTCAGGCTGCGCGTGGACGGCAAGGGGCTGGCGCTCGAAATCCGCCAGGTGATCCGGGCGGCCATGGCGGAAGCGCAGGCCACCCAGGTGGACCTCCCGTCGCCGACACGCCGCATGGCCGACGACGCCGACCGCGACAGCAACCGCATCCGTCGCAGCCTCGGCAGCATCGGGTCCGCCCTGTCCGACGTCGCGGGCCGGGCGGCATCCGCCGCGCTCTCCGGCGGCAAGCTGCTGCTGATCGGCACCGCCGCCGTGGGCGCCCTTGCTGGCGTCACGCAGCTGGCCCTGGGCGTCGGTGCGCTCGTGGGCGCCGCCGCCCAGGCTGCAGGTGTGGTCGGTCTGCTGCCCGCCGCCTTCGCCTCACTGAAGGCCAGCACGGCAGCTATCAAGCTCGGGCTGCAGGGCATGTCGGAGTCCATGGCCGCCATTGCCTCGGGGGACGCCGCCGCCTTCGAGGAGTCGCTGAAGAATCTGGCGCCCGCCGCCCAGGACTTCGCCCGCGCCGTGCGCGACGTCAAGCCTGCGTTCGACGAGATGCGGCTGGACGTCCAGCAGGCTCTGTTCCGCGACCTCGCGGACACCGTGCGCCCCCTCGCGGACACCTTCCTGCCTATCGCCTCGGACGCCTTCAAGAGCATCGCGGGTAGCGCGAACTCGGCGGCCCGCGAGACGGCGGATTTCCTGCTGCAGGGAGCCCAGGTGGAGAAGGTCACCACCTTCTCGGAGAACCTGAAGGCGTCTTTCGCGAACGTGGCCGGAGCGCTGCGGCCCGCTGTGTCCGCCCTGCTGGACCTCACCAGCACCGGCTCCACCTTCCTGCCCGCGCTCACCGAGCAGCTCAACCAGTGGGCCACCGGCTTCTCTCAGCGCATCGCCGAGGCCGCCCGGTCCGGGGAACTGGCGGCGTTCTTCGAGCGCTCCATCGAGGCCCTGCGCACGCTGGGCCGCATCGCGGGCAACGTGTTCGGGGCCATCGGCAACATCCTGGACGCGGCCGACACCGAGGCGGGCGGATTCCTGGAGCGCATCGAAGAGATCACCCAGAAGTTCGAGGACTTCACCGGATCCACCGAGGGCCAGGCCGCATTCGGTGGATTCTTCGAGTCCATGCGTCGCGTGGTGGATGCACTGGGGCCCGCATTCTTCCAACTGGTTGCGATCATCGGCCGCGACTTCTTGCCGATTCTCGCGGATATCGCCTCGATTATCGGCCCGGTATTGAAGCCACTATTCGAAACGTTCGGGCGCCTCCTTCAATCCCTGCGCCCGCTCATCGCCGCCATAGCCGACGCCTTCGCTACCGCACTAGAGGCGCTGGGGCCGTTCTTCGACGCGCTGGCTACGGCAATCAACGAGGCCATGCCCGTGCTCGGGCCGATGATTCAGGACATCGGTGAGGCGTTCGCGAATCTGTTTGAGGCCATGGTGCCACTGGCGCCGTTGTTCGTTGAGTTGCTGGAGGCAATTCTTCCGATCATCCCGCCTTTTATTCAGATGATCGCGGACCTGATGCCGCAGTTCATTGAGATCATAGAGGCGCTGATGCCTCTCATTCAGGCGCTTGCGGATGCCATGGTGACGCTGATTCCGGTCTTTACCGATATCGCCAGCATCATCTTGGACGTGTTCATCCCCGTACTGGAAGCGGTCGTGGCTGTGTTCGTCGCGATCGTGGACGCGGTGACGTGGGTTGTGAATACCCTGTGGACGATCATCAGTGAAGTATTCTGGACGATCATCAACTTTCTGGGTGAAACCTGGCGAGACATTACCGAGCAGGTATCGGAGGCATGGAACGCAATCGGCGACTTCTTCTCCGACGGAATCGACGGCGTACTAGCCAAGATAAACTCGTTCGCCTCTGACTTGTGGAACAAATTCAAGGGCATGATGTCGAACGTCGTCAGCGCGGTGGGCGACGGCGTAGCCAACGTGGTCCGCTGGTTCCTTGACCTGCCGGACAAGCTCCTGGGCGCGTTGAGCGGCATCGGCTCGTGGCTGTGGAACTCCGGCCGTGACCTCGTGCTGGGGATGCTGAACGGCATCAAGGCGGCGGTACAGCGGGTCATTGACGCGGTCAAGGGCATGGTGAACGACGCCATCGGCGCGGCCAAGAATCTCCTGGGTATCGCGTCGCCGTCGAAGGTGTTCGACGAGATCGGCCGCCAGATCGGCCAGGGCTTCGCTGGCGGGCTCGACAAGAGCACCGGCATGGTGGCAGACGCCGCCGCAGCCATGGCCCAGGCGGCCATTGACGCCGCCGCCATCACCGCGCCCACGGTCACGCTGACCAACCCGACCGCCGAGGACCTGAACGCCGCCCGCGCCGCTGGCGCCGAGGCTCCGGTAATCCAGCAGACCAACATCATGCGGCCCGGCACGGACGTCATGCAGTTCAGTCACCTGGTGCTGAAGCGGGCCTATGGTGGCGTGCTCTCCGGCGCGTCCACGCTCGGTGTCCGGCGCAACCCCGTGCAGGCCGGCGTAGATGATCAGTGGGTGACTGTATGACCGCGCCAAACCCCAACGCCCACCTGCCTACTGTCGCCGAGGAGGGCCAGTATCGCCTCGGCGACGACTTCGTCACGGATCCCTCGGACGTGTGGCTGAACACCCAGTGGGACGACGGCACGCTGATCGTGGCCGCCGAGCCCGAGGGCTGGGAGGGCCTGGAGTTCGTGACTCCCATCGACACCGCTGGGAGTCGTGACGGCGGACTGGACGGCCCGCAGTCCATCGGGCCGCGCACGCTGCCCGTGGACGGCGCCATGGTGGCGCCGGACGCCGCAACCCTCCGGCGCGGCATCGCGGCCATCAGGCGCAAGCTGGGGCCCCGCAAGCGGGTGGTGTGGGAGCAACACGACTTCGGCCAGGACCGGCGGCTGGCCATGATCTGCAGGGCGCAGGGAGACTTCACCGCCACTCCCGTCTACGGCACCGCCATGGGCGGCGTGGCGTCCCGATTCTCGTTCACGCTCGTGGCCGCCAACCCGCCCTACAAGCTGTCGAGCGGGGCGCCGGAGTTCGTGGACATCGGCCTGCCCGTGGACACGGTCACGGGCCGCACCTACGACAAGACCTACAGCTACAACTATGGCGCCAGCACCAACCCCGGCGGCATCGGCCAGGCGGAGAACACCGGCGACGTGGACGCCTGGCCGGTGTTCGAGATCACGGGCCCCGTGAACAGCCCCATCATCGACAACACCACGACGGGCCGCAGCTTCCTTGTGGTCGGTTCCATTGCCGCTGGCGTCACCGTCACTATCGACTCCCGCACCGGACGCGTGGACCCCGCAAGCTACCGGCTGGTAGGTAGGCCGTGGGTGCTCGTGCCAGGCGTGAACAACCTCCGGTGGCGCGCGTCATCCGGCTCATTCGACCCATCCGCCAACCTGCGCGTTATCTGGCGCTCAACCTCGGAGTGACCCATGGCCATCCTGAACCCGCCCGCATACCTGCAGGCTGGCACCTACCCGGCCAGCTCTGACCGCCTGCACCAGATCAGCGCCAGGTTCCTGCCCACCACCCTGTCCACGAGCGACGTGGCCGCACGCGGCGGCGTCCTCGGCGGCCAGTCCGCCCGCCAGTTCGCCAGCAGCATGACGAACTGGGACGTGGCCATCGGCAAGGGCGTGGGAGTCGTCGAGAACACATTCACCACCCAGGGCGGGGACTACCTGGTCCTGAACACGGCCACCCAGACGCTGACCGTCACCGCGTCGAGCCCAACCACCAACCGCATCGACATCATCGGTGTGCGCGTCCAGGACGCGTTCTACTCGGGCGCGGTCAACTCCGGCGACCTCGCCGTGGTGCAGGGCACGCCAGCCGCAGGTGCCCCGTCGGATCCCGCGCTCCCGTCCAGTTTCCTGCCCCTGTGGCGGGTCACCGTGTCCGCCGGCACGACCACCGGGGTGCTGGCCGACCTGCGCAAGCGCACCGCCGAGATGGGCGCCTGCTACCAGCCGTTCACCGGTCAGCTGTCGGACAACGGGACGTTGATCGGGGAGGTGCAGCTGTTGCCCGCCCTCGCCCCGTACCCGTCGCGCCTGCGCGTGTGGGATGGGACCGCGTGGCGCGGCACCACCGGCTGGGCGTTCGCGCCGCCCGCCATCACCAACCTGGCGTCGCTGGCCGCTGGCTCCCAGCACATCGCCGCGTCCTTGTCGGTGCCAGACCCGCTCTTCCAGTACAAGCTGCGGTCCTCGGGCTCCCTCGACTGGGGAATGGTCAACGGCAGTCAGCCGGACAACCCCATCAGCCTCTCGGTGACCCTCGACAACACGGCCTACAACGCAGGCGTGATCAGCCGAGGGAACGCCTACAGCCCGAACGTGGCCGCCGCCAACCAGCCAGCCCACACGGCTATCGCCCCGACCGCGCACACGGCGGTGCTCACCGGGGCGCACACCGTGCGGCTGATCGCGCGTAACTCGGCGGCCTCGCAGCCCATGGTCATCTTCCCCCTCGACGTCATGAACACATCGTCACTCACCGTCGTGATGGTGCCAGCATGACAGGTCCCGGGCTCTCGGCCGCGCTGTTGGCCGCGTCGAGCTACGACCTGCCCGAGGAGCAGATCGTCAGCTATACCTACTGGCCGGTCAACTACTACTTGGGCGACCCATACGTCATCGGCAACGCGCCCCTGCCGCTCTCCGGCGTGTCCTTCTCCAGCGTGATGAAGGGCGTCGGAGAACTGCGCGCGTCCCTGCAGCTCGCCGACCCCGACGTGCGAGCCATGAATCCGTGGGAGTTGGTGTTGCCCAGGAAGACCGGCATCGTGGCTGTGCGGTCCGTGCGCGTGGACGAGGACACCGACACCTGGCAGCACGAGGCCGTCTGGCACGGCACGGTGTGGGAACGCAAGCCCGTGCCAGCAACCGGGCGCTGGGAGATCACCGCGCGGACCATCGAGTATGGATGGTCGCGCCGACTGATCACCGGCCCGATGGCGGGTGGCGACCTGGTGTGGGCGCAGGCCGACCGCACCGAGATCGTGCAGGACCTGCTGACCCCGTCCATCTTCTCCCAGGTCGGCCCACCCTCGACGTACGGCACCGCCACGGCCACCGTGGACGCCGCCAGCCTGGACCGGGTGATCGTCAACGCCGCAGACGTGACCGACATCCCCGAGGGCGGCTACGTGCGCGTCAGGGCCCTGGACGGCACCTACCGGACGAACGCCGCAGGCACGACGGACATCTTCAACGTCACCGACCTGATCGACGGTGGCGGCATCTGGGCCATCGTCGTGACTCCCCTGTTCGCTTCGCTGTCCGAGATCGGGGACGTCGTCGAGGTGATCAACCTCTGGCCCGGCTGGATCAACATTGATCCGCCCACCCAGATGACGCTGCGCGTGCACGACTTCAGCTACAAGCGCGACCAGCAGACCAACCTCCTCACCGCCCACCAGGACCGCAGCAAGGTGGACGACGGCTACGACTGGTACACCTCGGTGCGCGTCCTCGAAGGCGGCTCACCCATCGACGCCATCAGCTTCCGGTGCCAGTACGTGATGGGCTACCCGCGCCTCGGGCGAGAGTACGGCGTGGACGAGATCCCCCGGTTCATGTTCCGGGTGTCCGGCCAGGGGAACGTGCTCGACTCCAGCCCGGTCTACAACGGCGAGGGTGTGGCGAACGTCTTCTGGGGGCAGGGCTCGGGCTACGACACGGACGCCCTGCGCGCCGTGGCCACGAACTCCAGCGACTGGGCCAACGGCTTCCTGATCACCGAGGACCGCTACAGCAACCCGGACGTGTCCCGCTCGGACACCCTGGAGGCCTACACGATCTCCGCTCTGATCCAGAGCTACGCCAATGAGCAGTACCTGGACCAGGTGACGGTGCGGGGCGACAAGCCGCCCTACTTCGGCACCTACGCCATGGGTGACGACGCCCTGTTCAGCACCGACGACTGGACCAACACGGACGGCCCGAACGGCGACCGCGACGTCACCTACCGGACGCGCATCATGGGATGGACGGTCACGCCGCCCGAGGGCAAGAACAGCGAAACGGTGAAGCTGGTTTTGGCCGGCGGCGGGGAGGCGGTACTGGATGGTTGACGTCAACCCTCGCGACCTGCAAACGCCCTACACTCCGCGTGAGTCCACGATCGTGGACGCGGTCGCCGAAACGCGCCGCATCGCGGACCAGGTCATGCGCAACAACCCCCTGGTGGACGCCGTCATCTCCCAGGGGCTGACACGGTTCCGAGGCAACTACGGTGCCGACTTCGCCTGGTTCGGCGAGTTCTACCCGGCCGACCGCAACCTGACCGACGCGTACGGAAACGAGCTGCCCCAGCGCGGCATCATCTTCGTGCGCGACGACCCGCAGCACAACAGCGCTTTCCAGCTCTACGACTTCGACCCCCGGGCCGGTGAAGCGCTGCGTCAGCGCATCGGCATGCACGACGCGGACGGCAAGCCGCTGCTGTGGGAGGGCTGGGACGGCGGCCGCGCTTTCCCGGACGCCCCGGTGGTGATGTACCAGCGGGAGACGATCGACCCGAACGGCGTGCAGATCGGGTCGGACGTGGTCGTGTTCTCGGGGGAGGGCAACCTGATCGGGACGAAGTTCCGCATGGGTGCCGCGTGGGGCACAGCAGGCGGCACGCCGAACTGGTCCTGGTATGTGCGCCTGTCCGGCGGTGGCGTCACGATCAACACCCCCACGGTCAACGGTTCCGGCGGCGGCAACTTCTTCATTGACGTGAGCGTGAAGACGATCCAGGCAGTGTCGAACTATATCAATGTGGACTGGCATATGTGGAAAACGGGAGGCACCGGAGGATTCACGCCACGCCCCTATTACGCCCTGATGTATTCCCCGCACACCCGACCCTAGAAAGGTGATCGATGGCCTACGTGCTACGGCCTCCCGTGTATGAGGCGATCCAGTGGACTGGGTCGAACGTCGAGGACTGCGCCGCGTTCTACTCTCAGTGGTTCCCCCAGCCGCCACCCCCGCTCCCTGGGCAGGAGGGCACGCTGCCCTTCCGGTACGACGCCGAGGCGTCCACGCTCACCGTCTCGCCCGGCTACGTGCTGCAGGTCGGCGACTGGATGGTGAACGGTGGCACTCGACCCCCCGACCTGGCGTGGGCTGGTTCACCCGAGGTCGTGCAAGACTCCGCCTTCCAGCTGAAATACGCTGTGGAGGAGTAGCACCGGCCCGGGGGAGTAAGGACGATGATGGTGAGTGGACGTATTGCCGCCTCTTGGCGCCGCAGGAATCGCGGCCTTGCTCGCCATCGTCATCGGGTATTTGCTGAACGCCAATAGGCAGGATCGCAAAGAGCACCGAGCCGAACGCCAGGAATGGGATGCGCGATTCAAGGCCCAGCAGGATCAGCACGCCGCAGACGTGAAAGACCTGCGGGAGCGCATGGACCGGCTGGAGAAAGACCTGCGCAATGAGACACTACGAGCAGACCGGGCAGAGGCTCGGGCAGCAGCCCTCACTGGAGGGACGGGGCCATGACCACACCGAGCGACCAGGAGCGGGCTCGACGAGAGCGCGAGGCGTTGAGGGACCGGCACATGGACCACGTCCGGATCCTCCTCGGGGCGGTCGCGGTGGTACTCCTGGGCATGCTCGTGTGGTACGCCTGGGACTCGCGGGACACGGCTGAAGAGGCCGTCTCGCAGACCCAGAGCCTTGCCCAGCAGGTGCAGTCGGCATGCAAGGTCGGCGGGGCAGCAGAACGCGAACTGGAGTCCATCGGGGCCTGCGAGCAGGCCGACCAGGCAGCTCGGGGTGCGGCAACCGCCGAGACACAGGCACCGGTCGTCGACGTCGCCACCCCCGATCAGGTGCGGGCTGCGGTCGCCGAGTACCTGGATCGCAACCCGCCCGCCGACGGGCACACCCCCACGCAGGCGGAGGTGGACTCTGCCGTGTCCCGCTACTGCGAGGCGAACGCCTGCAGGGGCGCCGACGGCACGAACGGGGCCGACGGCGCCGACGGTGCGGATGGCGACGACGGCGCCAGCGGGGCGGACGCCACGGACGACCAGGTGGCCGACCAGGTAGCCGAGTACTGCGCCGACCACAACGGGTGCCTGCCCACGCCCGAGGAGATTCAGGCGGCCGTGGCGGCCTACTGCAGTCCCCAGCCCTCGCCGTGCGTGGGGCCCCAGGGTGCCGAGGGGCCGCCCGGCCCGGTGTTGCCCGAGTACTACACCACCCGACCGAACGGGCTCGGGGTCGGCACGATCACCTATCACTGCGTACTGCGCCCGGAGACCGACGCCGCAGCCCCGCCCCATTACGACTGTGAGGTAAGCGAATGACCACCCGCGACCCGAGTGTGGACCATCCCCACGAACTGTTCCCCGACACCCGCCACGTCGAGGACTTGAGCGACGTCCTGGTCACCGCCGCCGACGGCCAGGGCGTGCAGGTGGTGGGCGAAAACGTGGACGGCGACGGGGTGGCGCACTTCCTGCGCATCACCGAGGACGGCGACTACTGCGGCGGCTGCGGGAAGGCCTGGCCGTGTCCCGGTCGAGTGCCGGTGCAGGTGCTGGAGCAGCCGCGCGTGGATCCCGACCTGGTGGCCGCTGTCGCCGAGGCGCTGAAGAAGGAACGAGACGCGGGCCTGCTGGCCTGACGGAGGAGGAGACGATGACGACACCCGAGCAGCCGCAAAGCCTTCGTGACTGGGGCCTGTCCTGGATCAGGACGGGCGTCCCGGTCCTGTGGGGCATGGTGCTGACCTTCCTGGCGTCCCGGGCGCCTGCGGTCTACGAGCTGGTGAACAACCCCTACATGGCCGCGCTGGCGGTCAGCTTGGTGACGCTGGCGTGGTACTCGTTGGTGCGCTGGGTGGAGCCGAGGTTGCCCGCTTGGCTGACCCGGCTGGTGATCGGGGCGAACACGACCCCGAAGTATGTGGAGGGCGTGACGGTGCTCGGGCACGACCAGCGACCGAACATCACGTGATATCGTGAGACCTGATCGTCACCGACAGTGGAGCTTGCTAGGGCGTCAGGTCGGACATCGGGTGTAGCACGAAACCCCCGGCGGATTGGTCCCCGCCGGGGGTTTCGTCGTGTCAGGCCGCGTACTGCCGGAGTTCCATGCGGGTGGCCCTGCGGTCCCGCTGGAGCGCGGCCCGCTTCACCTTCGGGTTGGCGCGGTGGCCACGCTTGCGGGAGACCCGGCTGAAGGTGTCGCGCTCGGTGCCGCCGACGGTGGGCCTGCGGTGCATGCTCTGGGTCATGTCCTGGTCCTTCTCACTCTGGAGTTGTTCCGCTTACAGGAGTGATTCTGCCCCACCATCACAGTGGGTGTCAAGGCTTCAGTTCGAACACCTTCGGCATGGAGTCCAGGCCCCCGCCGTCCCGCCTGAAGATGAAGCGCACCGATGCGGCCAGATGCTGGTCACACGCCGTGTCGGCCGCCGGTCCCGGGGTGCTGAAGTAGCTCACCCACCAGGTTGCCTTGCGCCGACAGGTCTTCACGCTCGACTGGGCCACCCGGCTGCAGTACCGGGACAGCTGGTAGGGCTCGACGGACTGGGTCGGCTCCTCGTCATGGGACGCATAGGTGCCGTCGCCGAGGTCACGCTGGATCATCGCGTCGCACCCTCCAGTCGAGCCAGTACCCAGTCGAGCTTGGTCACAGTCCTGTTGTGGATGGTGCGAGCGTTGAAGGTAGAGCGCGGTCACGATCGTTTCTCCTCGGTGGCTTCGGCGAGCAGGACGCGGCCCGCGTCCGTCACGAAGACGTCCACGACGGTGAGCCGCTGGCGGGATCGGTAGGTCAGGCCCCGGTGTACCCATTCGGTGCGGAAGCGCAGCAGTCCGAGCGCGCCGAGTCGGCCGCGCACGTCGGCCCGAGGGGACGGCATCCGCCAGCGCTCCCGGCCTTCGGTGGCGTAGTACCGGAGGGCCTGGAGCTGGGGCGCGGTGAGCTTCACCGGTTCGCCTGGGAGTCCGCGCCGTAGGCGTCGCGCACGGCGCGCGTCATGGGCTTCAGGTCGGTGAACAGGCGACCGTAGCCGTCCTGGATCAGCTGGTCGTAGCGGCGGGCGATGTCGACGGCCAGACCCTTGGTGTCGACAAGGGCGGAGGCCTCGGCGTCCTCGACGCCGAGGCCGATGGTGTGCTTCACCCCGGCGGTCTCCAGCAGCTTCCACGTGCGGATGACCCAGCCGGTGTCGGTCTTGGTGACCAGGTAGCGGCGTTCATCGGTGTCGGCCTGGTACCGGCCTGCCTCGATGCGGTGGAAGCGAATCATGGTGTGTGGTCCTTCCCGTGCGGGTTGTTCCTGATACTTCGATGGTACCCACTGTTGCCGTGGGTGTCAACATCGGAGGACGAGGGTTATAAGTGGGCCTGACGTCGCATCCCCTCGCCCTGTCCGGCGTCTTGACCTAATCGTTACCTACGAGTTCGCTTGTGCTGAACAGGGCCGTCTGCCCTGACTGCAGGCGACGCAGCGCCTTCACGCCCCAGTCGGTCAGCTGGTACACCGTGCAGTCGCGGCCCGTGGACTCCTGCTTCACCTTCCGAACCTCGCGGCCAGCCAGCACAGGCTCCACCCACCCAGCCGCCGACAGCTCGTGGCGACGGCGACGCACCAGCTGGGCAGACGGCGCGTCGTTGCGGACCGGGGGCTGCAGGCGGGCCGTCACCTGGAAGTCGGCCATGGGCCCTCCCGACAGGACGGTCAGAATCGAGTGCCGCAGGCTTCCGGGCCTGGTCGCCCGTCCTGTGTGAGCTGACCGCAGCTCGGGCGACTCCACGGGAGCCTGCGGGCAGTGCAGACGCTGCAGGGTGTCCAGCTCGTGCCGCACCGCGCGGAACGCCTGGTGGACCTCCTCGGTGGTGTGCTCGACGTCGAGCACCTGGGACAGCGACAGGGCTCGGAGGATGGCCGACTGGGTGGCGTTCACTACTTCGGCTCCTTTCTGGTGACTTCCACGCGGTCCTGGTACTTCTGGCGCACCTCGTGGGCCGCCATCAGCCGCCCGGCCATGTCGTCCCGTCCGGCTCGTGCCCACTGGGCTGCGGTCGCCTTCAGCTTGCTGACCTGTGGCTCCCACTTGCCCGTGCCCACGAGCGCGGCCAGCGCCTGCGCCAGCATCTCCCGCAGGTTCTCTTCCAGGGTCTCCGTCGAGTGGACGGCCGCGTGCTCGATGGGCTCCATCCACGCATCGGTGACACCGTTCACGATGGCGGTCGTCACCGCGTCGGGATCGATGTCGTTCACCCGCTTGAACGACGGCGTGACGACGATGTCCCCGCCCGCCGTGGGGATGGTGAGCCCGGACAGTGGGACGCCGTCCTGCTCGCCCACGGCCTCCACCAGCTCCTCCTGCTGGAGTTCCCGGATCAGCTTTACCACGGCGGCGAAGCCTCGCGCGTATCCCTCCATCTGCTCCACGGTGGCCTGTAGCCGCCGGTGCAGGTCGTAGGTGTCCTCGGGCTTGAGTACCTCGCCGCGCGCCTGGTGCAGTTCGGCGTAGGCCGCCTGGATGCGCTCCTTCACGACCCGCTGGAGAACCAGCGGGTCCGGCAACCCGTCCACCAGCTCGGCGGACAGGAGCCGGTCCACGTCCTTCGTCATGTCGGCCATCCCGTCGGCGGGGCGGGTCGGGGATGCACGGCCATCCGGTCGCCCATCTGTTGGGTGATCAGGTCGGCGGCCGCTTCCACGAGCAGGGCGAGTTCCTCGACGGTGTTCGCGTGCAGCATCATCGTTTGGCCCACGAAAGTGGTGCCGCCGCTGTCGTCGAGGTGGCGCAGCGTGGGCCGGATGGCGACCTGGACGGCGACCGCCGCTCGGAAGGTGCCGTCCTGGGTGCCGGGGAACGGGCTCGGGGCGACCGGCAGAACGTACTCCAGCTTTTCCACCTGGCCCGAGCACCTGCGGCCGTCCGGCCTGTTGTGCGGTCGGTACTGGCGCAGGAACGTGTAGCGGTCGTCGCGACCGCAGGCCGGGCACCACAGCACGTGGACCCGGCCCGGCGGTCGCGCGTTCACAGCGGCACCACGCGGTACAGCTGGCCGTCTTCGTCTCGCGCCACCGCTTCGCCGGTCTGGGTGGCTCCGATGACCTCCACTACGTCGCCCTTGGCGAGGCCCTTCGGCTTCTCGGGGGCGACCAGTGCGGCGGCCTGAGTGGGTGTCTGCGGACTCCGGACCGGTGGGCTGGTCGCGACCGCAGCCGGTGCGCCGTCGGTGCGCCAGGCCCAAATCTGACCTCGGTGCAGGCACTCGATGGATGTGCCGTAGGCGCCCTCGTTGATCGCGTTGGACAGGGCCTTCTGGATGCGGTTCGGATCGACGCCCAGCGCCTCGGTGAGCTGCTGCAAGGTGACCGGCTGGTTCGGTCGGGACGCCAGGTGGTTGACCACGCGCGGCATGATCGGACTACCGCCCATCGTGGACACCGCCCTTCGGCGCCACGACGGACGCGAGGTCGGCCCGCAACTCCAGGGCCAGGGTGGCCGCCGGGAGCGCGGACAGGGCGACGGCGAACAGGGCGCGCTCGGCGTGGGCCGCTACGGCGCCGCCCTGGGGCACGCCGACGTGGACGCACTCCACGTCCCAGTCCAGCAGCCACCACCCCATGTCCACGCATTCGGCGGTGTGCATGCGCCCGTCGTCGGCGAGCTTCAGGACCTGGTCGTGGGCCCTGGTGTCGGTCATGATCGTCTCTTTCGTCGGGTGATACGGGAGCGGACCCAGCCGGTGGCGTAGCCGAGGACGAAAAGTCCCGCGCCCACGGCCACGGCCACCGTCAGGTCCATGCGGACAGTGATCCACATCAGGTGTCCGAGCGGTCCTGAATCCATTCCCAGAGGGCGTCGGCCATCCCCTGGGACTGCTCGGCTTCCACGTACTGGCGGGCCCGGTTCTGTCGCTCGACGGCCTCAATGGCGCGGTCGTGCATCTCGCGGACGTCGAGCCCTCCGAGCACGTCGAGCAAGACCTGTCCGGCGTCGTAGCCGCGCTGGTGGGACTCCATCCGCTCGGTGAGGACGATGTCGATGGCCGCGACACACCGGGGGTTGCGGATGTTCGGCCGGGTCGCGCGGAGCTTGGCGGAGTCGTAGCCCCGGTAGCGGGCTGCGATGCGGGCGCCCGCGCTCACAGTGCGTCGTCCAGCATGCGGTCCACCAGGTCCAAGACGCCCTGCGCGTCGAGACCCTTGCACGTGCCGTGCGCAGGGTGGAGGCGTTGGGAGACGCACACGGTGGGCTGGTAGTCGAGGTCCAGGCCGAACGCGTCCGCGTCCATCAGGGCGTCTTCGTCGGAGAGGTTGGCCAGCTGCACGGCCGTGTAGAGCTTGCCCGCCCCGCCGTTGCCCAGCTCGGCGAGTTTCACGCGTGCCCGCTGGGCGCGCTGTGCGGTGGCGTCGAGGGTGATCATCGTGGGGTCCTCCGTGGTCGTTGTTCCCTGTGATGACGAAGGTACCCCATGAACGTGGTGGGTGTCAACACCTGTCGCACCCACCACGTCAGTGGGTCAGAACGGCGGTTCGTCGGAGAAGCCGCCACCCCAGCCCTGCGGACTCGGCGGAGGCGGGGCGCTCCCCCACGGGTCATCGGCAGGCGTCTGGCCGCCACCCGAGTAGCTGCCCGCGTTGCCGCCCTGGCGCGACACCTTGTTCACCTTCGCCGTGGCGTACTTCAGGCTGGGCCCAACCTCGTCCACGTCCAGTTCCACCACGGTGCGCTTCTCGCCCTCGCGGGTCTCGAACGAACGTTGCTTGAGCCGTCCCGACACGATGACGCGTGCGCCCCGACTGAGGGACTCCGCCACGTTCTCGGCGGCCTGGCGCCAGATGTTGCACCGGAGGAACAGGGCGTCGCCGTCCTCCCACTCGCCGCTGTTCTTGTTGAACGTGCGCGGCGTACTGGCCACGGTGAAGTTGGCGACCGCCGCGCCCGACTGCGTGAACCGCAGCTCGGGGTCCTGCACGAGGTTACCGATGATGGTTATGATCGTTTCGCCTGCCATGTCGATACTGCCTCTCTGTCTCAATAGGTCCGCTCGCGCGCTTCCATCGCAGGCCGCGAACGATCATGCTTACGGAGGACTCCGTGACGCCGAAATCGCGCGCCAGCACGTCCTGTGGGGCGCCCTGCTGGCGCCGTATGCGCATCACGCGCACGTCTTCGGGGGTGAGTCGAGTAGACCCGTTGGCGTTCCGTCCCGCTCTCACCATGTCCTGAACGTTGCCGCTTCGAGAGTCGAACCTGAGGTGGTGCGGATTGCAGCACTGCGGGTTGTGGCATGAGTGGCAGGTGTCCAGGTCGGGCGCGCGTCGCTCGCCAGTGGTGAAGGTGACAGCTAGCTCGTGCGCTCCACGCATACGACCTGCCCAGAAGAACCGCCCGTAGCCGTCCTCCGCGTAGCCAGTCCAGGGCCAACATTCGCCCGGTTCTCCGCGCCGCACGAGTGACCAGAATTCAGTCACCCGCGCGGCTTCTACTGCCTGCTCTGCGGTTATCACAGACTCACGGTACCAGTGAGATTCTCACCCATGTGGTCAGTCGTCTTTCTGGCCGGTTGGACTGCGGGCGTCGGCATCCTGGATTCCCTGCTGGACGGCGGCACGACTCGCGGCCGTCCAGCTGTAGAAGTCGCAACCGCCTTCGATCGTGAGGTCATAGGAGACCGGACTGGGTGCCACGCCATGACCGTGACTTCCGTCGAACACAGGGTCAGTCGTCATGTCCGCGCGCACATTGGCGAACACCCATGTTCCTTTCGAGGTCACCACGATGACCGTGGCGTCCTCGATGTCCACGGGCTTCACCAGGGACTCCTGTCCGACCTCGGCGCCGCGCCCTGCGATCCGCCTGCCTGGTAGGCACTGCCCACGGACCGCGCCGTGGACTGGTAGCCGGACAGGACCGCCCGCAGGTTGTGCATGGTCTGCTTGACGGCCTCCTTCATCATCTTGGCCTCCAGCATCGAGGCGTGCTCCTCGGAGCAGTGCTGCATGGCCTGAGACTTGCGGACGTCCGCCGCGCCGCCGGTGGCCTGGTTGGCGACGAACGCGTGGTACTTCGCGTTGAACGCCTGCTCTGCCTTCCAGGCGGCCACCACCGTCTCCCGCTCGAAGAGTGCGCCGGTCTCCAGGCGGTAGAGCGTGTCGAGGATGTGCCGCTCCACGTCCTCGGGGCCGTAGACCTCGGTGGGGTCGATCAGGGCCAGCGTCGAGCGGATCGGGTCGGCGGCCTCGGCGACCGTGTTTCCCGTCTGCCGGACCGCCGTCCCGGTCAGCTCGGGAGCCTCGGCGGAGTCCGACCGCTCGCCGTCGGCCCAGGGCGGGCTCTGCGGGTCGTCCTCGGGGAAGGGCTCAAAGACGCCGCACCCGCACACCACCTGTCCGGACGCCGGATCGTAGGACGCCTGGGCGAGGTACTGGCACTCTCGGTGTCCGGCGGCCACGAGCACGGCACGCACGCGACCCTTCAGCGCGCTGGCGTAGTCGGCCGCGCCCGCCTGGCCGCCTTCGTCTCCGGCGCTCACCGGTAGCCATCCTCGGGCGGGTAGTTTCCGCTGGGCAGGTCGCGCGCCGCGTGGTCAAGCTCCTGCTGGCTGGGCTGGTATTCGCCCGGTGGGGGTGGCGCCTGCAGGGTGCGCATGGCGGCCTGGCCGTGCTGGTTGAGCGTCGAGCCCTCCACGGTCACCTCCAGCAGGCCCTCCCCCTTGACCTGGTTCATGATCTGCACCAGGCGGTTGTATTGGGCCTGCGGCCCGCCCTCGACGCGGTACACGTTGCGGATGGCGCCCAGCGCTTCGATGGCTCTGGCGCTCTTGTCCTGCGCGGTCTGTTCGGCCTGCTTGGGCGCGGCACCCGTCGTCGGCTGCTGGACGCGCTCCTGCTCCATGCGCTGCGGGGGCGACGCGTCGCTGTCGTCCAGTCCGGTGACGGGGATCATGAGTGCCTGAAACAGCCCGTACTTGAGGGCCATCGAGGCGGCCTTGCTGGTGGACTTGTCCGAGGCGTCCCGGCCCTCGCCCACCATTTCCAGGGAGTGGGTGGAGCCGTCGTCCGGGTCGGTGAATGTGTAGCGCACTGTGAGCTTCGAGGTGGTCCACACCACCGTGTTTTCGTACCGGCGGCCCTGGTTGTTCTCGCCCGCCTTGGTGATCGCGTTCTGGGTGGTCTCGTCCTTCAACACCTCGGTGCCCAGGATCACGCCCACCTCGCGCATCGCGTGGCCGACCGCGTCCATGGCGTCGTCCACGCCCCGGAACTTGAACCGGCCACCCTTCTCTCCAAGGTTGGCCTCCTTCTCCTTGCCGATGTGCGGGACCATGCGCATCAGCTGCAGCACCTTGCGCGCCGCGCCGGTCCCGTTGCCGGCGGCTGCGGGAGCCCCCTGCAGTTGGGCCGCTGCCCGGTCGATAACCGCCTGGGACACGTGCGTGCCGTGGACCTCGACGTGCTGGCGCAGGTCGGCGAACTCGCGCCGCAGGTTCGCCAGCATGGCCGGCGTGAGGTCGGCCGCCTCGAACATGGCGGACAGCTTGCGGTCCACGGCGGCCTGGATCTGGTCGGCCAGCGCGTCCTCGGCGAGCGTGTACGACACCGGGTCGGCCTGTGCGGCCTGTCCAGCCTCGCGGTCCGCTTCCAGTTCCGTGATGCGCTGGCGCAGATTGGACATGGTCGGGTGCATGTTCTGCGCTACCTGCGCGGTGAGGCCGTCCACGTCCACCGTGGCCGCCTTGCGCTCTACGTCCTCCAGGCGAGCCAGGATCGCGGCGAGCTTCGGCGAGTCAGGCGAACCGACGGCCGCGAGGGTGGTGCCGCGCAGCTCGTGCACCTCCTGGTGCAGCGGTGCCAGGGCTTCATGGATGCGCGCGTCCACCTGGTCGCGGTCGGGCGTGTCGCCCGGTCGGACGCCGGACAGGCGCCCCATCATCTCGTCCCGCAACTCGCCGTGCGCGGTCGCCCGATCCTGCACCTGGGTGGCCAGGTCGGTGACGACTGCGGACAGGTCGTCCAGTCGGCCGTCCAGCTGCTGGGTGAGGGCCGCCACCTCGGCGGTGGTCATGCGCTTGGTGGGCGGCGTGTCAGTCTGGTCGGGCATCGGGTGTGTCATCCCTCCGGGTTGGTCTTGCCGGTGCGTGCGAACTTCTCCAGCCCGACCTCCAGTGCACGCGTCACGGTGCACTCGGCGGCGTCGAGCCTGCTCACGATCTGCTGGTAGCGGTCCTCGGGCAGGGTGAAGCGCAGCGGCTTCAGGACGGCCCGCTCCGCCGCGCTCACGTGCTTGGCCAGCGTCTTGTCCGCCACCACGTACTGCAGTAGGCCGTCCAGTTCGGCGGCCTTGCGGACGGCGGCGATCGGGCCCAGCGTGGTGCCGCGCGCCGGATCGGCGACCCGGCGCAGGTGTTCGAGGAGCTGCTGGGCGCGCTCGGCGTCGCTGGCACCCTCGGCGCGCTGCGGCACAGCGTCCAGTTCGCTCTTGGTGTACTTGCGGTGTCCGCGCTGGGTCAGCCGGTTGCCCGCCGTGTCCATCGGATTGCCGCCCACAAGTCCGATGGGGTTGGTGTGTTCGGGCTTCCAGTTGTTCAGGATCTCCCGGCCCACGGACGCCATCGAGGTGGAGGGCACGCCGGTGGCGGCCTTCTCCTGCCTTCGGATCTCGGCCACCCGCGTACGGGCCGCATTCATCACCACGGTGCGGATGCTCACGTCCACGTTGTGGGTGCTCGGTTCCTTGGTCACTCTCGCCTCCTCTCTTCAGAGGTCAATCTACCCCACAATGGGATGGGGTGACAAGTGGTCTGGCGACAGTCTACCCTCACGATGTGAGCAAACTCAGCAACCAGCGCATGCCCTTGTGGGAGCGCTGCGGGGGGCGCTGCGAGGTATCCGGCGCCCATCTCGACTACGACACCTTCGACATGCACCACCGACGCAACAAGGGCATGGGTGGCACCAGCCGTCCAGACGTCGACGAACTGTGGAACCTGCTGGCCCTGGACCCGAACATCCACAACGGCGGACCCATGTCCGTGCACGGCCGTCGCGCCTGGTCCGAGGATCGCGGCTACCTGGTCCCCAAGCACGTGGACGAAGTCGTGCTGTGGCCCGTGCTGCTACAGGGCTTGCTGCCCGAACGCTTTCAGCGGTGGGTCCTCCTCGGCGGAGAGGGCGGCTACTGGACCGTGCCGTTCCGCTACATGCGGAACGTGCGGCACGCCGCCGCCCACTCGGACGACTGATCACCGGGTGTAGAGTCGAGACAGCAAAGAGCCCCGGCTGGCTGCCAGACCACCGGGGCGCGGACCCTTTCCCATCACGAAAGGCTCACCTTGAGCGTATCACCTCTGTCTGCCGTGGGCGTCACCCGCTACCACCGCCCACAGAAGAACTACACCACCATTCGCAACAGCTTCGTGCGCAACGCCTCCATCAGCCTGCGCGCGTTCCGGGTCGGCGTAGTCGTCCTCTCCCATGCCGCTGGCTTTATCCAGACGCAGGCCCAGCTTGCTACTGCCTGCGACATGTCGGTCACCACTGTGCGCGCCGCGCTGGCCGACCTGCGCCGTGACGGCTACCTCGTCTCGCGCGTCATCCGCGAGCACGGGCGCATCATCGGCACGGCCTACGCAGTGGCCGACACCCCGTTCACCCCTGCGGAGGTGGCCGCTCTCACCAGCGACGACGTACCGTCAGAGCCATGCACAGATTCTGTGCCCACAAAATCTGTGCCACCTAAGAAGAACAGGTCCCGTAGGGACTCCTCTCCAGTAGAAGAAGACCAACCCTCCGGGGGAGCGGCTGACGCCGCGCCCGTCGAGGACCAGACACCCGAGGAGGAACCGATGCCCACCGCCACTGACCCGGCCCAGGCCCAGCTGTTCGACGTGGAGGCTCCCGAGCCGCCTCCGGCGGAGGCAAGGAAGCCCGAGGGTGCTCAGGCTGTCGTGGCCGCGTACGTCGAGGCATGGCGTGGCATGAACGCCGAGGGCGAGCCCCTGAAGGCTCACAAGGGGCGTATTGCCCGCGACGCCAAGGCCCTGCTGACGAAGGGCGAGGCAACGCAGGAGGAGCTAGTCAAGGCCGCCCGCGAGATGGCAACCGGTCCGTTCTGCAACCTCGGGGTGCAGCTGAACATCCAGCGCAGGGGGCGGGGCCGGAGCGGAGCGGGCAACATCCCAGCGGTGCCGCAGCACGATCCGGGGTGGGCCGCAGGCGACCGACAGCAGGAGCAGGTTCTAGCCCAGCACTCCGCCAGTCCGGCGGTGGCTGCCCTTCGTAGCCGTTACCTGCAGGGAAACGTGGCATGACGTCGGTTGTGCCCCATAGCGATAATGGGTATGGTTGGGGCATGGACGACAGCGCCCGGCTACGTGCCGAGGTAGAACGACGGGCCGCACGCCGCGCGGCCGCGTCGCGTGCGCCCATTGCACAGGTGGTTGCGGACCTCGCCCGCAGGCAGGGCGTAGACCCGACACTGCTCGACATGACCAAGCCAGACAACCGCAGGCGTGCGGACCAGCTGCTGGCCGCCAAGGAAGCCGAGCTGCAGCGGGAACGCGTCGAGCGCCAGGCGGAGATCCTGGCTTCCCGCCTGCCCTCCATCTATCGCAACGCGCACATCCCCGACGAACCGTGGGCGGACGCTGTGCTGGCCTGGCTCGTGGAGTTCCGCGAGGCCCGCGCCGACGGCGCCGTCCCGCCCGGCCTGGTGCTCATGGGCCCGAAGGGGACCGGCAAGACGTGGACGGCCGCAGCGCTGACGCGCATCCTGCTTACCGAGGACTCCATTCCCGTCACGTTCGCCACGGTGCAGGAATTCGTGGACAGCGTGAAGCCCAGCCACGACGGCTTGGACATGGACATGGTGCAGTTCGAGCTGGCGCCCCTGCTCGTGCTCGACGACTTCGGCATGGAGCGTCAGACGGAGTTCAGCCACGACCGGCTGATGAAGCTGTCCCAGTCCCGCAGCCACAACGGCCGACCCACGATCGTCACCACCAACCTGCTCGGTGAGAACATCCGGGCGCGGTACGACGAACGGATTGTGGACCGGCTCTTCGGCGGCATGCGGCTGGTGTACATCACCGGCGGCTCCCGCCGTAACGTCCCGTTCTGACCAACCGGAGATGATCATGACCACCGTGGACGCGCTGCTGCTCTGGGCCCGATCCAACCTCGGGCGCCTCTCCCAGGCATGGCGCCAGATGACCGTGCCCGAGCGGCTCCTGGCCGCCGCCTTGCTGGCCGTGCTGGTCTCCACGCCCACCGTCGGACTCCTCACCGGGTCCGGCGGTGCGTGGATCGGATTCGCCGTCTCCCTCGTGGCCGCGTGGCTCCTCGTGCCCGTCCTCGCGGACGCGCTCCTGGCCCGCGCCACCATCGGCAACATCAGCGTCGCCCTGTTCCGCACCAACGCCACCAACCCCACCGGAGCGCCCCGGGTTGCCGAGGTCCCCTGCAGGCACGGAGACATGCACCGGTTCGTGTACGGCCCCGACGGCTGGGAGCCCGCAGGCCCCGCACCCGACACCCGAACACCCGTGGAGGCCAACCAGTGACCGTCACCCAGATACGACTACCCGAAGTCAGACGAGAGACCACCGAACACGGCTACCGCGTCGAGCCAGGGCTGGACCGTATGCGCCCCGATCACGAACAGGTCGGCTGGAAGGCGGCGGCCGTGGCCCTGGAGACCGGCCTGCCGGTTACGGCGTTCCTCGACGACAGGGGCAACTACTCGTTCGCGATCGGCCCGAGTTCGTCCGGGCCGTACGACTTCTATCAGGCCTGGACGTACCTGAACGGCGTAGCCGCAGGATCGCAAGCAGCAAAGGCGGTCCAGCGGTGACCCTGTACATCCCTGACATCAGCCACCACCAGGCCGGAATAGACATCCAGGCCCTGCGGACCCAGGGCGCCGCCGCGCTGATCGCACGCGTAGGCCAGGCCGCCGGACGCCGCAGCAGCGGCGACACCTACAGCACCACCCGCGACCGTGAATGGGTCCGCCACCGCGACGAAGCGCGCCGCGTCGGACTCCCCCTCGTGGCCTACTGGTACGTGGGCAACCTGGTCACCCCCGAGGACAACGCCGAGCTGGCGGAGTCCTGGGTGGGAGACAAGACCATCCCGTGGATGATCGACCACGAAGACGCGTCCGGTGACGGCGCGTTCTACTGCGCCACCGTCGAGGCTTTCCGGCGGCGCGGCCTGCGCGTCATCCTCGGCTACGTGCCGAACTGGTACTGGGCTGGCGCCATGAACCGATCCGACCTGCGCTGCGGGCCGCCCATCGTCAACTCCCGCTACTCGACGGCCAACGGCACGCCGTCGGCCATCTACTCAAGCGCTGGCGGCGACACCGGGAACGGCTGGATCAACTACGGCGGGCAGACCACGACCCTGTGGCAGTTCACCAACAAGGCCAGCATGGCGGGCAGGCTGATCGACTGCTCCGCGTTCAAGGGCTCCCAGGCCGCCCTGCTGGAGCTGATCAACGGAACCCCAATCAAGGAGGACCCCACCGTGTACCGACTGGCCCGCCGTCCCGCCGCCTCCGGAGACCCCCGCGTCTGGGCCTACGACGGCACCACCCGTGTGCACGTCAAGGACGAAACCGAACTCGCGGGCCGTCAGTGGCAGATGGCCAACTACCTGAAGATTCCCAACGACATCCAGGAAGTGGAGGATGTCCGCGTCCTGGGCGCCGACATCGAGGGCGCCGTTGCGCTCCTCGCCGACGACGAAGCCAAGATCGTGGACAAGGTCCGCGAGATCGTGGCCGCCGACGCGGACGCCAACCTGGAAATCTCCGACGAACAGGTCCAAGCCCTGGCGGACGCCGTCACGGCCGCAGTGCCTCCCCACGTCGCCGAGGCCGTCCGCCAGGCGTTCGCCAGGGCTGGCCAGCTCTCGGTGACGCCCAACCTCGTGGGTCTCGCCGAAGGCGCCGCCCGCAGTCTGCTGCAGACGGCGGGCTGGACGGGCGCCATCTCGGTGGTGCACGGCGCCATCACGAGCGATCCCAGTCAGCTGAACAAGGTTGTCGAGCAGAGTCCCCGCGCCGGTGAACCACTGTCGGGAGCGACGGCCATCGCGATCACCATCGCCACGACCATCAGCAACACGTGACACGACGTCGCAGGGGCCCGGACGCGTTCCCGTCCGGGCCCCTGCCCATATCCGAGGATCAGTTTCAGCGCTGGGTCATCGAGGTGGCGCACTGGTACCAGTGGCGCGTGACGCACTTTCGCAAGGTCAAGCTGCCCAGTGGCAGGTGGGGTACGCCACTGCAGGGCGACCCTGGCTACCCGGACCTTTCCCTGGCCCGTGCCGGTGTGGTCATCCTCGCCGAACTGAAGACCGACGTGGGCAAGGTGGAGCCCGACCAGGCTCTGTGGTTGCAGGAGATCGGCCCCGAGATCGGCCGCGTCTGGCGCCCGAGCGACCGCCCCGCCATCGTTGCCGAACTGTCACGCAGCGCCACCGCGCGCACGGCCGCCGCCATGTTGTAACCCACGTCCGAGGGGGTAGCATGACCCCAGGAAGTTGATCGCTGAACAGGAGGGCTACGTGACCGATCACGAAGACCACGGGCCCGACGACACGCCCGAGCCGGTCAACCTCGACGCCTTCCGCGACCGACACAACCGCCCCGACCGCAGCAACGAGCCCCTCCGCGACGGCTACCGCCTCGACGACGACGGCACCCTGTACGGCGAAGATGGCAGGCCCCGGTGCAGCGCAAAGGCCCGCACGGCACCCGGCGGCGTCTGCCACGGCCGCCGCGCCCACGGCACCGAGCGATGCCGCATGCACGGCGGTTCAAGCCCGCAGGCCCGCGCCAAGGTAGCGCGGGCGCAGGTGGAGTCGGACATGCGCACGCTCGTGCAGCTCGTGGACAACGGCCCGGTGCACGACCCCTTGACCGCGCTGAAGGAACTGGCCGGAGAGGTCGTGGGCTGGAAGGACTTCATGCGCAAGAAGGTGGAGGAGCTGGACACACTCAGTTACTCCACGGACTACGGCGAGACGGCCAAGGCAGTAGTGCAGCTCTTCGAGCGCGCCATGGACCGCGCGGGCGATTTCCTGTTCAAGATAGCCCGGTTGAACATCGACGAACGCTTGGCGGCCGTCACCGAGAGCCAGGCGAAGATGATCGAAGACGGGTTCTTCGATGCCCTCGAAGCCGCCGGCGTCCCGGTCACCGACATGAACACCCGCGAGAACATCACCGTGGCGTTCGCCCGACACCTCGCCGTCATTCCGGCGTCCTGACCCGAGCACCGCCACCATGGCCACGCTCGCCGCCCTCGCCGACCGATTCAGCAAGAGCAGCCACAAGCGCATCCGACCCCCCTACCTGAAGTACATCGGCGAGTGGCGAGGCGCCGACTGCCAGCACGACGACCCCGCCAAACATCCGACGCCCAGCATGGCGCCGAACTGGAAGGGCCCCGGCAAGCCCTGTCACATCCACGGCGCCCTCTGCTCGAAGTGTCACGCCTGTGCCGCCTGCAGACCCGAGCAGCGCGCACCCTCCGGCGACTGGGACGACTGGCTCTACCTCGGCGGGCGCGGCACCGGCAAGACCCGAGCCTGCGCCGAAGAGGTAGCCGCCGCCCTGGTGCTGAACCGGCGGTGGCGTATCGCCGTCCTGGCCCCCACCTACGCGGACGCCCGAGACACCTGCATCGAGGGGGAGTCCGGGCTGCTCTCCATCTTCGAGCGCTGGGGTTTCGTCGAGGGCCGCGACTACACGTGGAACCGGTCCATCGGTGAGCTGATCATGACGGACTCGCGCAGCCGCGCGAAGCTGTTCACCGCCGAGAAGCCCGCCCGCCTGCGCGGACCTCAGCACCACATGGCGTGGGTGGAAGAGCTGGCCCAGGTCGTCAAGGCCGCCAGCGACGCCCTTGACATGCTGCGGTTCGGCCTACGCCTCGGCAAGCACCCACGCCTGGTCGCCTCTACCACGCCGCTCCCGCTCGTGGTCATCAAGGACATGCTGGCCGACCCGCAGTGCGCGAAGTCCCGGGGTACTACCGACGACAACGCCGCCAACCTGCCAGCCGTCACCCTGCGCAAGCTCCACAAGAAGTACGACGGCACCCGACTGGGCCGCCAAGAGCTGGGCGGGGACCTGCTCGACGACATGCCAGGCGCCCTCTGGAAGCGCGGCTGGCTCGACGACGGCCGCATCCACCTCGACGTCCAAGCGAACTGGGGCGACACCAACCCCGAGACCATGGAGCGGTCCGCGCAGGAAGCCCGAGCGGTCGCACGAGGCGTCGTCGAGGCGCTGAAGCTCCTCGGCATCGTCCTGAACATGATCGTGGTCGGGGTGGACCCGGCCGTCACCAGCACCGAGGACGCCGACGAATCGGGCATCGTGGTGACCGGGCGGGCCGACAACGGCCGTTTCTACGTGCTGGCCGACTACACCGTCCGCGACACACCAGCCGTGGTCGTAGACAAGATCATTCAGGCGTACGACGACTGGGACGCCAACGCCGTCATCGTCGAGACCAACAACGGCGGCCAGTGGATCACCAACAGCATTCACGAAGCCCGCATCCACGCCGACGGGCCGGTGATGACCGTCGAGGCCATCACCGCCAAGAAGGGCAAGCGCGTACGCGCCGAGCCCGTGAGCGCCGTCTACGAACAGGGCCGCGCCCACCACGTCGCCACCCACAAGCACCTGGAAGATCAAATCTGCGTGTGGACCACCGACCAGAAGGAATCACCCGACCGCATGGACGCCCTGGTCTACACCATCCTCTACCTCGACGGTCACGGCGTCGGCTCCGACCTGCTCACCGCAAAGAGCACGATCCCCCGCCACCAGCTCCCCGGCGGCCGCACCCAGATGCCCACCACAAGCGCCTTCTCCCGGAGGTGACCATGTACAGCAACCACCGGCTCCCCGGCCTGCGACCCGGCCAGCGTGTCCGCATGATCCCCCTGCAGGCGGAGATCCTGCCCGAAGGGGGAATCCGGATTTCCAGTCCACTGGCGCGCGGCTGGGCCGGACACGCGCGCACGGCCGCCGAACTTGCCAACACCCTGGCCACCGCCTTCGTAGAGGTGGAGGTGGCCGGGTACGCGCTGGCCAAGGGCGAGAACTACGACCAGGACCGCCTCACCGAGCACGTGCCGGACGACGCCCTGGCCGGAACGAAGATGGCCCGCAGGCGCGGCCCGGTCGCGCGCCGCGCCGCGCATCCGCCCGAGGCGTGGAAGATGAACGGCGACGGCTCGTGGCAGTCTCCGGCGGGGCGCCGGTATCCCGAGACCTCGCCGCATGTCCAGCGGGTGATTGCCAAGCTGCAGGCCAAGGCAAGTCCAGTTGACACCCACAAGGAACCTGGGGTAGCCTGAGGTCTCGGGAACAACCGCCTCAGGAAGGACCACCGATGAGCGACACGAACGCACGGCTGACCCTGCGCATGGTGCCTACCAGCGCCAACGTCGCCCCGTACTACTACATGAAGCTGACCGTGGAAGACGCCGTCAGCGGACAGACCTTCGTCGAAATGGAACTGACGGGGGAGCACCTGCTAGACCTGCTTGGGAACCGCCTGGTGGGCGGAGTCGGCGGCATGGACGCGTGGCTTCTGCCCGAGCCGTACCGCAGCAACCTGGGCCGGAAGCACCGCACCACCACCCGCCGGTTCCCGATTACCTCGCACGATGAGGAGGCAGTGCGGGATTGGTGCGAGAAGAACGGCCCCGCCCTGGGCGCCGCGTCCTGGACCGTCGGCAAGCAAAATACGGGCCTCTACAGGGTCGTCTGGCACCACTACCTTGACGACACGGGCGAACAGCTGGACGCCGTGATGGGTCGCCGCCAGGAAACCATGGACGTGATCCCGGGGCCAGCGTCCAAGGCGAAGGCGTGACCGGCAAGCGCACGAAGATCACAGCCGCCTCCACGCGGTCACACCGGGCCGCGTGGAGGCGGCCGCGCACCACGATCGACGCGATCGACATCCTGGAGCGCAACGGGTTCCTTCCCAGCAACACGCACGCCGGAGTCGCCTTCGTACGCGTGGTGGGGTTTATGGCCATCCGGGTGACGATCGCCGACGGTGAGGCCACCCTGGACACGGCGTTGCGCATGGACGGCCAGTCGGTGCGCTGGCGCCAGGTGCGCGGGGTTGGCTCGGCGCCGTGGCAGGTAGCCGGCGAGGCCCTGGAGTACGTTGCGACCCTCAGCGTTGACACCCCCGTTCGATGGGGGTAAGATTCAGGGTGCACCCGAGCGGAAGGAACACGGTGGCATCCAACCCGCACAAGCCAGGAACGCCCGAGTGGCAAGCATGGCTCGACGCCCAGATAGAGGCACACGACGCGGAGAACGAGAAGCGCGATGTGCAAATCGAACTGGCCCAGCGCGAGCGGGCTCGCCGAGCCGCCGAAGAAGGCGGCTCAACCTGACCGCCGGTCCCCCGCGCCGAGACCCCCACCGGCGCGGGGGACCGGACCCACGGAGGCGATCATGACCGAACCAACACCCATCTATGACCAGCTGCTACGCGAACAGGAGCAGCGCACTCAATGGCCACCCGAAAGCCGGGACGACACAGGGCCCGACCAGCCCGCCGAGGCGCCAGCCTCGCCACCGCCGTCCTGATCTACATCCGGAGTCACGCATGCCTGACCTCGACGTCCACCCGGACGCCATCCGAGCCGCCGACAGCGGAGAGCCCATCATCACCCGCGAGACCGCCGACCAGGAGACCGCACGCTGGACTGACCAGCACCCGCCCGCCCCAGGGTTGCGCTGGCGTATCTCGTGGGGCGTCAACGCAGACGGTCAGCCTGAAGTTCGTGAACGGCGCCTGGAAGTCATTCCCGGCTGGGAAGACGCCTACGCCCCGTCCGTCGACACCCACCCCGTCACCGCAGCGCGCCGCGCCGTGCAGACCCGTGCCGACGAAGCCAACCGCCTCGGTAGCCTCGCCTACCAGGGCTGGTTCAGCGCCCTGCCCAAGCTTGTACGCGAGAGCAGCAGCAAGGCGTGGGCCGACCTCCCCGAGCCCTTCCGGGAGCCACTGCGTCAAGCGGCCGTGCTCGTGTGGCAGGTCGGAGAGAACGCTGGCTTTCACGAGGCCCTACTACGCACTCTTCCGTCCGGGCGACTGGGCGCCGCCGGTGAACTGGAGAACATCCGCGACCTGATCACCGCCGTGGCCATCACCAACGCCAAGCCCCTGCCGGGCCGCAACGTCACGCCACCCGAGCTGATCACCGTGAACCTGAATTGGCTGCGCGAGCAGATCACCGAGCGCGTGGGCGAACTACGCCGACTGGCCGCCGCCGAGGCCAAGCGCGAACGCGACGCGGGCAGGCGCCGGTGAACGCCCGCTCATTCCTGATCATCATCGTGGCCGTGGTGCTGTTCATCGCAGCCACCGGCGGCATCCCCGGAAAGTGAGCCCCACCATGTCCGACACACCCACCGTCAACGTCTCCCTGGACATCGACCGCCTGTTCGTCGAGCCGACCGAACTCGACGGCGACCCCGTGGACGTCCGCAGCCTCATGCGTGCGGCCGTCGTGGAAGCCGCCGCCACCAAGCTGATGGCCGGTTTCGACTACGAAGAGCTGCACGAGCTTCGCCAGGAAGTCCAGCGCGTCCGCTCCGACATGGTCCGGGAGCGCCTGGCCGCCGAGGTGGCCGCCGCCATGGACCTGCCCGTGCAGCGCACCACGCGCTGGGGCGAGAAGAAGGGCGAGGTGGTGACCATCCGGGAGCTGATCCGCCTGGAACTGGAAGCGTTCCTGCGGGGCACCCAGACCAACCGGCGCCACGACTCCCACGACAAGACCCCGAACAACCTCGCCGAACTGATCGGCCAGGTAGCCAACGAGACCATGCGCGGCGAACTCGGCTCGACGGTCATGGAGGCCCGCAAGGTGGTGGCCAAGCGCGTCCAGGAGATCCTGCTGGACAAGGTCACCAAGGAAATGACCAAGCCCCGGTGACCATCGGGAGCTGGGTGGACGGCGCGCTGACGCAACTCCCCCGCACCAGCGAAGAGGAGCGTCGGCGCGCTGCCCGCCGAGTGGCGACGGCGGCCACCAGCGCAACGGACTGCGCCGAACTGCTTGCCCTCCTGGGCCTCACCGCCGAGGAGGGGCTACGGCCCGCACAGGGCAACTCAGCGCCCGATCTCCGGGCGACCGCCTGACCGAAAGGTGACCATGACCGACCAGACACCCATCCAGCGCGGCGATCGTGTGGAGGCCATGCTGTACGACTCCGACGACCAGTGGGTCACCGGAACCTACGCGCCACGGCAAGACCGCCCGCACGTCGAGGCGCCCGAGACCGCCGCCTGGGTGGACTCTGGCGCCCCCCAGGGGTGGCTCATGGTGCACGCCGAGACCGTGCGCCACGTCGACACCGTCCGACCCGAACTGCGCGCCGTCCGTGACGCCGCGCAGAAGCTGGCCGACAGCGTCCGGGCCGCGCTGGCCACCGACCTCACCGGCGTACCCGCCATCAGGCTGCCCCGATTGAGCCTCTTCCCGGGCGCCGCGCTGAAGGCCCACGTCGAGGAGGAGCAGGACCCGGACCCGCGACAGTGCACCGTCACCGTGCGCGCGGTTCCCACCCTCGGCGAGCCGCCCGAGCTGCACACCTACCGCGACGACCGGGGCCTGTCCTGGCAGACCTACGGCGAGGACCACAACTTCGGCACGGACCGCCTCCTGGAGATCCAGAACGAGGACAACCTGATCATCGCCACCTACCCGGCAGGCACCTGGCTGCACGCCTGCTACGGCGCGTTCCGGGAGCCCGAGCCCCTGCGGGCCACGTCATGAGCCTGGTCAACATCAAGCTCACACTGCAGACGCCCGAGGTGCAGGAGATTCCCCGAACCATCGAAGTGTCGTGCGGTGACAGCTTCGTGACCGTCAAGCAGCTTGACGGCCGCAGGGGAAAGAAGTGGACCGTGTACAGCAGCGACGGCGTGGGCATGAGCGGGCCGGTCATGGAGGCGCCGAACGGCGCGACGGCGGAGGAGGTGCTTCCCTGGGCGCGCGAACGCGTACGGCTGATGGAGCGGGAGCGTCTGTGCTTCAAGGCCCTGCGCGACCAACTGGGCGACGCCATGCCCCCCAAGGGCGACCAGCCGTGAACGGCAAGGCTGTGCTGCGCATCTGGGCCCAGGTCGGAGACTCCGCCCTGCTGTATGAACTGGGCGGCGGCGAGGTCGTCAGCCACGCCGAGGTGGCCCAGAAGCTCCGCGACATCGCGGACGCATACGAGGAGCTGGACCCCTCGCAGCTACCACCGCTGGGCCCGGCGACGTGACCACGAGCACGCGCCCTATCCGGGTCGCCCCGCACGTCACCGAGTCAGGTAAGCGCGGCTGGCGCTGGACCTGCAGCGACCACCCGAACAACCGGGGCCACCACCAGCTGCAGCGCTGGACGGACTGGGTGCGTGCCCAGCAAGGCCACCCCGACGACCACGCGTTCGTGCGCTGCATGCGAGGCGCCGCCGAACACTGGCACAAGCTGCACGCACCCGAGCACCACTGTTGTCCGATCGCCTACAGAGAGGCAGCCATGCCACCCAAGAACGACGACGAGTTCGTCACCCTGCACGTGGACCGCATCGAGCCGCCCGTGAAGCCGGCGCCCCAGCCGCCGACCCCGCCCCCCTGCGACCCGAACTGCGACGACTGCAGGGCCGCCCGAGGGGACGTGAAATACCCGTGACCACCATCGAGACCTGCGAACTGACCCGTTCCTCCGCCGACGCCAAGCACATGCGCTGGGCCATGGGCGGAACCAAGGCGTGGCAGCCGCCCCGGCCGTGGGGCTGCTGCGGCTGGGCGATGCAGAGCAGCCCGGTGGGCAGCTCTGTCATCGTCACCCGCGACCACGACACCGATCCCGAGCACGTCTGGGTGCACGCGTCCATGGCGCACCGCGACCGCACCCCGAGCTACGAGGAGCTGACCGCGCTGCGCGTGGCGGCGTTCGGTACCGGCTGGGCCTACCAGGTGTTCGCCCCGCCATCCGAGCACGTGAACATCCACGAGCACGCGCTACACCTGTTCGGCCGACTCGACGGCGCCCGCGTGCTACCCGACTTCGGGCGCTTCGGCACCATCTGATGATCACGTGCTGCGAGGCATGCGCCACCTGGGGCCCGTACTTCCCGGGTGGCGCATGCCGCTGTGCCTGCCATCCGGCCGTGTCCGCCGAGACGTTGGCGGCCATCCGCGCGGCCAGCGCGCCGGTGCCACCCCAGACGGTCGGCTGGGCGCCCGAGGTGCTCGACGCCATCCGCTGGCCCACCCTGGCCCCGTTCGCGCTGGAGACGCCCGAGCAGGCCAGGCGCAGGGAGTTCCTGGAGCGCCTCATGCAGGAGTACGTCCTGGCAACCCCGCTGTTGACACCCCACGCCAGTGTGGGTAATGTGTTCCCTGCCGGAGGGGCCCAGCCCAGCAACTGGGACGGTGTCAGGCCAAGCCCTCCGGCGCCCGGAACTTGACAACTTCAGACACGCGAGTGGCCACCCTGGGCCTACCGTTCGCCAACAGGTCATGTGCCCCGGCCACTCGCGACAAGATCCCGATGGGGCGTGGACAGACTGGAAGGACCGCCACCGCGAGTAGCTGCACAACGGCTTCGGCCTGCAGCCCGGTGGCGGACACCCGAAGCGGTGCGCCTACCCGAGGGATCAACGGGGCGTCGAGGTGTCCAGTGGTAGCACGCTCCACGCAGCACGATGGTGCACGGCGGAGCACGCTCAACAGTGTGTAAATCCTCGACGCCCCCACAAGCTCGGATGGTCTCAGGGTGCCGGTTGAACCCCGGTCGAAACTCGCCCGGAAACGGGAAGGAACAGTGCCCCTGGGCAACAGGTGCGGCGCGAGGCCGTACGCCATCCGTGTAGCTCGCCCACCTCCGGTGGCCTGCCCGCCGAGTCGCGCCCTCCAAGCCTGACTCGACTTCCCCCCAGTGCGCAGGCCGCTTCCCCGAGGCGAGGGCCATACCCCGTCGGAGAGGTCAGGGGCTGGTCCGCCTGATCCCAGGCGCGAAACGGGGTGGTGGGGCTGCCCAGCCGAGTGGGAGCGGGACGACCGCCGACCCCGGGAAGGATCACCGGCGGTCGTCCACCCTGCTCCCGTGGGGGAACTGGTAGACCCACTGGGCCTTCAACCCAGGATGTGCGAGTTCGAGTCTCGTCGGGAGTACTGAAGGAATGAGGCGGCCCGGCGGGGCCTGGAAGCTCGCCTTCTAGGGGTAAGCACAGATGTGCCCTGCCCGAGTAGGCCGGGGGTCGCGCCCTGGCGGAAAGGGCAGAGGGCCGGGTCGGCACCGGCTGCCCTGCGAACGTCAGCACGCCACGACGTGCACCCTTGCCTACGGGCGCTGGGGGGCTGTTGCACGCAGCCCAACGTGGCGGGAGTCTCAGGTGGGCCTGTTGCTGACGCGGGCCCACTCCCACTTGACACCCACAGCGTACATGGGTTATCTTGTGCGTGTACGGAACAACCCAACGGGGAAGGACCCAAGATCATGAGAACCACCATCAGCGAAGAGCAGGCCATCCTCTCCATCCTGTCGCCGACCATGCGCCGCGCCATGCTGGCCGCCGAGCCCCTGAACGAAGAGCCCGACCGCAAGGTCATCCGCGTGACGCCGGACACGTCCGTGGGCACCGTGGTGGCACTGATCGGCCGTGGCCTCGCCGAGCCCCAGCCGTCGAGCAGCACCGGCAGGGAGCACGAGCTGACCGACAAGGGTCTCTGTGTTCTGCACGCGCTGAACGCCCTGCGGGCGCGCGGCCAGGCTGGCACCGAAGACCCCCGGCCGGCGCGACTGGCGCGCAAGCTCGAAGACCGCGCCAGCGTTCACCACCTGCGCGCCCACACCGTCTCTACGGTCCTGACACTGCTCGTGCGGGAGCGCATCGTCACCGGTCAGCAGGCCGAACGCCTGAACGCCGTAGCGCAGGAACTGGACAAGCTGGCGGCCCTGCGATGATCTGGGCCCTGGTAGCGCTGGCGGTCGCCCTGGCCGCCAGCGCCTGGACGACCGCCTACGCGATCACGGATGCCATCCCAAGCCTGTTGTGGCTGGACCACGTCCGTCGGACGGACGCCTGGTGGGACACCATCGAGGCCATGCACGAGACCCTGGCCAACTGGCAGAACCTGGAAGCGGTGGCGGCGTGGACCGCGTCGAGACCTTGAGTGTCGTGCCGCTCGACGCGAGGTCTGCTGCGGCCCTGGTCGTCGAGCACCACTACCTGCACCGGCGGCCGCCGATCAGTCACGCGTTCGGGCTGCACGAGCACGGCCGCCTGGCCGGTGCGATCACCTTCGGAACCCCCGCGTCGCGACACATGCAGGTGGGCGCGCTGCCCGATGAGCCGGGCGCCGTCGTCGAACTGAACAGGCTGTGGGTGTCCAACGAGATGCCCCGCAACACAGAGTCCTGGTTCGTGTCGCGGGCCCTGCGCGCCATGCCCGCCCGCGTCGTCCTGTCCTACGCGGACACGGCACAAGGCCACCTCGGCTACGTCTATCGCGCCTGCAACTTCTGGTATGCCGGATGGACGGACATGGAGCGCCCCAAGCCTCGCCTGGACTACCTGCCCGCAGACCCGGGCACACACACCCGCGACGCCTTCCGCTCGGGCTACGAGCGCACCGTACGGCGGCGACCCAAGGTGAAGTACTGGACCACGACCGGCAACCGCACGGAACGGCGCAGGCTGACCGCTGCGTGCCAGTGGCCGCGCCTGGACTGGGCCCGCTACCCGCCACCGGCCGACGGACACGTTCAACTCCGTACCTTCGAGCAGGTGGGCGGGTAGCGGGCCCAGGACGAGAGGCCTTACGCGCGGACCAGGCTGGCGAGGCCGACCAGCTGGGAGCGGGAGGCCCGCAGCACCTGGCCGCTCTTCGAGTCGCCGACCCGGTTCGGGTCGCCCGCCTCGGGCACGTAGAGACAGTCGTTCTGGGCTCCGGAGAACGTGGACTTGCGGAAGGTGTCGCCGTCGAATTCCAGGGTGAGTTCCATGCGCACAGTGTAGTGGCGGTGGCGGACGGTGGTTGTGGGAGATTCGCTGGGATCCCGTAGTTGACACCCACATCGCCCATGGGCTACTCTTCTCTTATCAGCAGGAACAACCCCAACCGGGAAGGACCCCCAATGACCGCCACGCTCCTCGCCCAGGCTCCCAACTTCTTCGGTCTCACCGGTCGTCAGGCCATCGGCCGTCGTCAGGTTGCCGTGGCCACCGACTACGCGGGCGCCGTCACCGTGCTCTACCGCGCGGCCGACCAGTACTGGAATGTCGTCACCCGCGACGTGCGGAACGCGTTCACCCACGGCTCCGAGGCTGGCGCCTCGGCGTCCATCTGGTTCGACCGCCACGAGAGCCGCTACGTCGTGGACTACTGCGACCGCGACGGCGTCCGTGTCGAGGCGGGCCGTGCCCACGGGCTCGGCGCCGCTATCGGCATCGCGACCTCCACCACCACTCACCAGTGGGCAGAGTCCCGGTGACAGACCACACGCGGGAGGGCCCGTCTACCCGGCGGGCCATCCCGCGTGTCGCCGAACGGGAGCCGTGGATGGGTGTTGACACCCATTACGATATGGGGTAGCGTTGCTGTCAACGGGAACAACCCATCGGGAAGGACCAACCGAGATGATCACCGCGACCGTCGCTCAGGACGCCACCACCGAGCTGCCCGCCATCGTCAATTGCACACGCTGCGGCCGCGCCCTAAAGGACGCCAAGAGCCGTGAGCGCGGCCGTGGTCCGGTCTGTGAGCGCAAGTACCGCGCCGCCATCGACGAGGCCACCAAGCTCACCTCGGCGAGCATGGTCGGTCGCGCGCTGGCGCTGGTCGCGAACGGCGGAGTGGTCAAGAACGGCTCGGACAGCTTCTACACGGTCACCACCGAGGGTGGGACCTACCGCACCGACCGGACCCTGTGCACCTGCCAGGCTGGCCAGAACGGACGCCCGTGCTACCACCTGGTGGCCGTCGTGTTGCTGGAGGTCAAGGCCGTCAGGCCGTCACCGGTGAGCTAGGTCACAACGGCCACCGTGGGGTTGACACCCACGGTGGCCGTGGGTTAGAGTTCTTACATCACCAAGGAACAACCCCCCGAGGGAAGGACCAAGATCATGGCATACCACCCCACCACCACGGGAAGCCTGCCCCGCGACCTCGCCGCCCTCATGGCCGACCTGAACGACCTGGGCACAGCGAAGCACAACGCGGCCGTGGCCAAGGGTCACGACACCCTGGAGGGGCGCGGCTACGAGGCCCAGAGCCACGCCTACCTGAACGCCGCCGTCTGGGTGCAGGAGCTGCTGGACGCGCACGCGAGGTAGTGGGACCGGGGCCCGAGAAATCGGGCCCCATCACCCTGTTGACACCCACGGTCCGCGTGGGGTACAGTAGTCACATCAGCAAGGAACAACCCGCCAGGGAAGGACCCAAGATCATGACCGACAGGCTGCAGCTCACCAACAAGATCCACACCGCCGCAGAGACGGGCACCGTGGGCAACCTGCGGGACCGGAACGGCCGCTGGGCCCGCACCACCTGCGGCACCCGCAACGCCAAGACGCGCCCGCACTACGTGGACGCCGAGGCGTCGGTGACCTGCATCAAGTGCCTGGCCGACTGACCTCGTGGCTGGCGCCCCGCTTCCTCGGGCGCCAGCCACCTCCTGATCACCTTGACACGTTTCAACCTCACACCCGGAGAAGATCATGAGAGTGCCCCACAACGTCGAGCTGGTGGACGGGCGCCCCGACGGCCCCGAGCCGCCGACCCGCTACCGCGTGTACTGGACCAACCTTCCCGGTAGCGCACTCAAGTCCTTCGGTGTCGTCGACACCATCGGCCACGAGCGCGGCCTACCGCTGCAGGACTTCGTGGTGCTCGACGCCCAGCAGTCCGACGGCCGCCGACACGCCCAGCGCGTGGCCGACGCGGCGAACACCCTGCACGCCACCGCCACCCTGCTGGGACTCAAGATCACCGCGCAGGGGGTCCAGCTGTGAACTCGCGCAACCTGATCAGCCGCGTGCCGGACGACCGGCTGGCCAAGCTTCCCGTGTACGCGCAGGACGAGATCAACATGGCCCGCCGGTACATCGCCGAGCTGGAGGCCGAACTGTCCGCGCTCGTGGACCCCGACCACTCGGCAACCACCCACGTGGACCCGCACGCGGACCGCCCGAAGCCCATCGGTGACAACCCCACCGTTCGCCACCGCCTCGCCGACGGGAGCGAAATCGAGGTGACCTGTCACCCGCACAAGGTCACGGTGAGCGCCAGCGAAAAGAGCTTCCATCAGCGGATGGTCATCGTCCCGCAGGTGTCGAACGTCGTGGACGTGGTGCTGGCCGACTGGACCGCCTGGCCGCAGGACCCGCGCCCGAAGCTCTCCGACGTCTGGAGAGTGCAACGGTGATTCCATCTGGTCGGCACCCTTTGCGTTTCGCCACGGGCGGGCAGCCATGGCGCGTGGCGCCTCTCCACGAGCACGCCGACATGAGCACACCTGTGGCCAGCCTCTGGGCGTGGCGACTGGGAGATGACGGCTCCGTCGTGCTGCAGTCTGACGACGGCGACGTCACCATTCCGGCCGACTGTCTCACCTCGGTGGCCAACGGCCTGATCGCGGTGCACGTCCTCAACGGCCGACCCGACGTCCCGGGAATCCGGGCGACCCAACCGAAAGGATCATGAAGTGACCGACCACGTGGACCTGTCCGGCATGACCGACGCCGAAAAGGCCGACCTCTACGCCAAGCAGGTGCAGGAGATGAAGGACCGCCAGCCCACTGGCCAGGACAGTGGCGACACCACGGCCCGTTAGAAGGGCCCTGCGTCGCGCTGGCGGCCTCCTGGCCATCCTGGTGGCCGCCAGCGCGTTCCTGCTGCTGCTCGCCGTCCTGGCCTTCGCTGCGGCCTTCCTGGGCGGCCCGTTGTTCGTTGACCTCCTCCGGTCCCTTCACGAAAGGTGATCATGGCTAGATCAGCTGACCGCAGGTCGCGGTCCAACCGGAATGATCGCGGTTCCACCTACTCGCGCCGACGCCGCCGAGAGTGGCTGGTGGAGCACTTCGGCGACGGCGAGTTCGTGGCCTGCTTCCGCCAGGAGTCGCCCCACTGCCTGTACGTGCTCGACGTCACTAACGTCTCGCCGGACCGGCTGGTCCTCGGCGTGAACGGCGGGAGCTACCGGCGAGGGAACATCCAACCGGCGTGCCTGCCGTGCCAGTGCTACCAGGGCGGTCAGGTGGGGCCGGTCCAGAAGTCGCTGCGCCGGAGCGGTTGACACCCACTACGGCCGTGGGCTACTCTATCCACACAACGGAACAACTCCACAGAGAGAAGGACCATCAGATGACCGCCATCTACGGCCACAACCGCCGCACCAACCGCAACGAGACCGGCGAGTTCTTCGAGATCACCATCACCCAGCCCCGGGCGCGCGTGATCTACGTCCGCCTCGGCGACATGGACGGCGAGGTCGTGAGCATCCCGGCTGCGCTTCGAGGCTCCCTGGCCAAGATCCCCAGCGGACTGCAGGACTTCAAGATCCTGGACCGGGTCACGGTGTCCCGCACCGACGGCCGCCGCGTCACCACCGGCGAGATTCACTCTCTCGTCTTCGAGCGCCAGGGCTGCGGACGCGGGATCATGATCAAAGATGATCACTCCAGCCTCTCCGTCTGGATGCCGCTCCGCGATGTAACCGTCACTCCGGCCGACTGAGACCACAGCCCCCCGCCCCGCTTCCTCGGGCGGGGGGCTGTCCCCTGTCTCCAGTCGCCGAGGTGGACCCCCTCGGGTAGTTGACACCCACGGCGAGGGTGGGATACTGTGGAACACAGCAAGGAACAACCCCCCGGGAAGGACCACAGACCATGAGCAAGCTCCCCCGCCGCAAGGCCCCCGCCCACGCCGGACACTTCACCTCGCACAGCTGGAGGAGCATCGGCCACCAGTTCGGCCGCGCCATCCACGACCAGCCGTCAATTGGGTGGATGGGCCAGCACGATCTGTCCGTCGAGCTGTGGCGCGTTGTCAAACACTGGGACTTCGAAAGCGCCGCGTCCGCCGTCGAGGCCGCAGCCAGCCACCTGCCGGTGCTGATCACTTGGACCAACCCGTTCATGGACAAGGTGGAGGTGCACACGGGCTACGCCATCGTGGAGTACGTGGCCATGAGCCCCGCGTCGGACCCGCGCCTACGGCTGCGCTACTCCGGTTTCTGCCACTACGTCTACGCGTCGCAGGTGCGCACCATCGAGCAAGTGGGCGTGACCGCGACCTACGAGTCGGCCCCCGCCTCGTAGGTTGACACCCACTAGCGCAGGGGGCTAGTATCGTGTCCTCAGCAAGGAACAACCCCCCAGGGAAGGACCACCGATGATCACCACCAGTCCCGCCCACATCGCCCGCGACACGTGGACCGGCACCTGGACCCGCAGGGGTGTCCCGACCGGCTACCGCGCCGACAGCTTCACGGCCGCCGAACTGGCCACACTACTCGGGCGCGAGTTCGTGATCTGGGAGAGCGCGGGCCACATGCGTGGGAGTGGGGAGCTGTTCGTCCGGTCCCGCTACGTGTCCCAGGAGGACGGCACCCTGACCGGCTACGACTCCGATGGCCGCCGGGTCATCATCCACCCGTCCGCGCGAACCCTGCGCATCCTCACCAAGTAGCCCACCTCGGCGGGGCGGCCACCTGGTCGCCCCGCCCGGAACGACCTCACCAGGAAGGACCACGAGATGGACGAGAGCGGCAACGAGCGGGCCCTGAACCTCGCCAACGCACTGGCCCGCCGCTACGGCTGGGGGG